CAAGTGGAGTGACGTCCGGGTAGAGATGGGTCGCACGCGGCAGGAACACATCGTCACCGGCGTCTTTAGGGAGACGACACAGGCGGCGTCTCAGACCCCCAGGGCGTAGAGAAGGGAAGCCATGAGCTACGACACGAAATGTTACAAGCTGGCTGAGGCGTTCATGGTGGACGTGCGGGCTGAAGAGCCCGAGATGACCGAGGACGCCGCGACGGCCCACACGAAGGCGCTGGCGCAAGTCATTCAGAACGAGATCGAGAACTACATCGAAGAACTGTCGCTGAAGCCGAGCGCATAAACGAAAGGCCGCGCTGTGAACGCGGCCCCACAGGAGAAAACGCATGGACACCGTAGCACGACCGAGCCCGTTAGACAACCCCGCCCTGGCGACAACCTTGGCACAGATCCGCCCGCACCCCGTCGATGTGCGACACGCGGCCATCGAATCCTGTGTGGATGCTGTGGCACGAGTGCTCTTTCAAGCCGCAGCGATCTACGCCGGCCTGCCCGATGCCGACTGGCACTCGGCGGAGTTCCGCGTGAAGGAGCCCTACCGCCACGAGGCGATTCTGGCGGTGGCGTCACAGGATCGGCTGCTGATCTCGCGGGCGAGGTCTCGGGCGATTGCTGCCATTCCCGGCCGCGTCGAAGGGGAACTCGGCGACGAAGTGTCCCCCGGCGAGTTCACGATGTGCGCGCTCGCGGGCGAACTGATGATCGGCCTTTACCCGACGAAGGTGCTGGCCGCTTATGCGGAGGAACGCCGATGAGCCCGCGACCGATCGAGCACGATCCTGACAAGTTCTACCTCGGCGATGGCGTGTTCGTGATGCCCGGCAGTTATCGGGGCGAAATCATCATCACGACCGAAGATGGCATCTCGGAACACAACCGCGTCGTACTCGGCCCCGAAGAACTCAACAGCCTCAACACCTGGCTGAGTCAATGGAAGTTCTTGCGAAAGACACCAAAGGCGGCAACATCATGAGCCCGAGTCAACCGGTCCTCGCCCCAGTGATCGATGTTGAACTCCGGCCGAAGTCTCAGGCGCTGGAGGCGACCACCGAAACCGGCCTGACGATGTTCGAGCGCATGGTACGCGATCCCTCCGTGGACGTGGACAAGCTCGAACGGCTCATGGCAATGCACGAACGAGCACAGGCCCGGCTCGCTCAGGAGCAATTCAACGCGGCCATGAGCGCGGCGCAGAAGGAAATGCGCCCCGTCGCGGCCGACGCCCACAACAAGCAAACGAATAGTTGGTACGCATCTTACGCCGCCCTCGACAACAAGATCCGGCCAATCTACACGCGCCACGGCTTCGGGTTGTCGTTCGACACGGGCGACTCGCCGCTCGCTGACAACGCCCGCGTCCTTTGCCACGTCTCACACTCGGCCGGCTGCATGCGGACCTATCACGTGGACATGCCGACGGATGGCAAGGGTGCGCGCGGCGGCGACGTGATGACGAAGACGCACGCGGTCGGCGCGGCCCTGTCCTACGGCGCCCGCTACCTGCTGAAGATGATTTTCAACATCGCCGTAGGTGAGGACGACCGCGACGGCAACGATCCGCCAGTCAAGGAAGTGAAAGCGCCGGCCGGCTTTGACGACTGGTGGACGGACCTGCAAGCGACCGCCGATGACGGCTACAAGGCGTTAGAGGCTGCGTGGAAAGCATCCAAGGCTGAGTATCGCCACCACTTGAACGAGACCGCACGGCCGGCGTGGGAGCAAGTGAAAACTCGGGCGGCCAAGGTGCCAGCATGAAGATCCACGACTGCGAACAACGCTCGCCGGAGTGGTTCGAGGCTCGGCTTGGCCGACTGACCGCCAGCGATTGCCGTGACGCCTTCGCCACAGTGAAGTCTGGGGAGTCGGCCGGACGGAAGCGCGTCCGGGCCAAGCTCGTGGTGGAGCGGCTGACTGGTATCTGTCAGGACGACGGCTACATCAACGCGGCGATGCAGCGTGGACTCGACCTTGAGCCAGCCGCTCGCGCCGCCTACGAAGCCCACACGGGCCTGCTGGTGGACGTCTGCGGCTTCGTCTCGCATGACGACCTGATGATCGGCTGCTCGCCCGATGGCGTCATGGACGGGCTGACAGCCGGCGTGGAGCTGAAAGTTCCGCTCATTGCGACACACATCGGATACCTGCGAGGGCACCATGGCGTGCCGTCCGAATACCTGCCGCAAGTGATGCACAGCCTGCTCGTGACTGGCGCGACGTGGTGGGATTTCGTCTCGTTCGCGCCGGAGTTGCCGGACCACCTGCGCCTGTTCCACGTCCGGCTGCAACGTCAAGACGTGGACATGTCCGCGCACCTGTCCTCCGTCAAGCGGTTCCTAGCTGAAGTCAACGAGGAAGAACAAGCCCTGCGCACAATGGCGAATCCTTCGGCGCAGCTACAGGCGGCGGTTGAGGCCCTAGCGTGACGTTCCTCGGCCTTGTCACGGAGGACGGCGCGAAGCTCGTGCTGGACAAGCCAGACGTCTACCGCGAGTACATCAAGAAGTTCGCGGCCGATGAGGTTGTCGTCACCGTCAAGCGGAAGCCTCGCGAGCAGGGCACGCAGGCCATGCGCTACTACCGAGGCATTGTGATCCCGGAGATTGCCGAGGCATGCGGGTATGCGGACCCTGACGAATACAAGTCGGTGCATGAGGCGATGGCGTGGAAGTTTCTGCGGCTGCCAGATGGCACGTTTGGCGAGCCGCGCCGACGCAGCACAGCAAAAGACGATCTGTCGATGGAGGAAATGAGCCGCTACATTGATCAGGTGATCACGTTCGCAGAGACGTCCATTCCGGGATGTCCGCGAATCACGCGGCCCGAGGAAGCGGACATGGACAAGGTTGTCGATCCGGGGTGGCGATGATGTCTATCCCACTTGGCTTCTGTCAGTGCGGTTGCGGTGAGCCGACGACGGTTTGCAACAGGAACCATGCGCGTCTCGGCTACGTCAAGGGACAGCCGTTCCGGTTTATACGTAACCACAGCACGCGAGTTTCCAGACGCGCCGACGTTTACAAGACTAAGCGCGTGAGCGGCAGTAAGCACGGCTCCGTGTTGGAGCACGTCCTGATTGCCGAGAAGGCGCTCGGGCGTCCATTACCTGACGGCGTTCAGGTGCATCACGTTGACGAGAATCGCCGGAACAACGCCAACACGAACCTCGTCATTTGCCCGGACCAGTCTTATCACCTGATGTTGCACGCGAGAGCGAAAACATTCCGAGCTGGTGGCAACCCGAACACGGAGCATGTGTGCGGCATATGCGGCATTGTCAAGCCGCTGGACCAGTTCAATAAGCAGGCGAAGAACCGAGGGCGCGGGCTCAATTCACAGTGTCGCCAGTGCCAGTCTAACTACTTCAAGTCTTGGCAACAGCGCGCCGCCGCGAGAGAGGAAGTGACGGCATGACGATCCGGTGCGGCCGATGCTTTCATGTCATCGATCCCGCCGACATGCGCGAGCGGTTCAACCCCGGCGATCGGGACGAGCCTTCGCACTATGAGCCAGCCTGCCGCTATTGCTCGCCAGACAGTGACGATCTCGCCGCGTCCCGTGACGCCTACGATGATCGCCGGCTGAGCGTGTTTCGTGAGGGCGTTCCTTTAGGGGCGGAAGGCGAGGGGCACTAATGGCCGATCTAATCCGCGATTGCCCGCCTAAGCCGACGCCACGTCTCTTCGAGAAGGTCCAGAAGGCTAAGGCCGCGGACGCCTTGTGGCGGGCTGTGTGCCGAGAGGTAGACGAGCGGGACCGCTTCCACTGCCGGGCGTGCCAGCGGCGGCTCACGCGCACACTGGCCGCTATCCCTGCGCGTCTGGAGCGGCATCACGTCGTGCCCGTATCACGTGGGGGCCAGGACACAACGGCGAACGTCTGCCAGTTGTGCCTCGAATGCCACACGCGCCGCCATGTGAGCCGAGAGCTTGAGATCCGTGGCGTGGCGAATGGCGTGCTGACATTTACTCGGGCCGGCCGGACCTGGACGTCCGAGCCGCCCATGTTTGACGTGCTGTGATGATCCGCTGGCTGCTCCGTCTCGTGGGCTGCTGTTCGCACCCCGCCGAGGGCTTGATCCGCGAACTGCGGGGGACCGTCCTGCACTTTGTCTGTGAGTGCGGTAAGTCCTGGCCGGCGATCACGCGAACGCCGCAGGACTACAAGCGCATGAAGGCGTTGGCGAAGCGGCTGGAACAGTCGAAGCGCACGCCGGCCACCGTCGTGCAGATGCCCAGGCGGCGCGCGGGACGGAGCCAGTAAATGCAGCCGTACTACCAGGACGAACTGGTGACGCTGTTTTACGGCGATTGCAGAGAGATATTGCCGTCTCTTTCGGCTGATGTGCTTGTTTGTGATCCGCCTTACGGGGTCGGCATGGACAGTTTCTTGGACGATTTCACGACTGGCCTAGCCGGCGTGGATGCTGCTCCTGGCATTCGAGCGGCCATCTTCCATTCGCCTCGTCTCGTAATGAGGTTTTCTTCGGCGCTCAAGACGTGGCAATCGGAGCGGCTGTTGTGGATGCACAAGGTTGCGGACATTGCCGCTCCGTGGCGCGGCTGGTCAATGAACAGTGAGGCCATTCTAATCGCATCGCGTGAGCGGAAGGGTTGGCCTGACCCAGAGACATATCGGTCCGATGTCTACACCGTCGGTCCGTGGGAGCGGAGCGGGCATCCGTGCGCGAAGCCGATGGTTGTCGTGACTGACCTCGTATGTAGATTGGCGAATCAGTCAGACGTAGTGATCGATCCGTTCTGTGGAAGTGGGACCACGCTACGCGCAGCCAAAGATCAGGGCATCAAGTCGATCGGCATTGAAGTAGACGAAGCGTACTGCGAATTGGCTGCGCGACGGATGTCACAGGGCACGTTAGCGGAGATGTTCCAGTGACGCAGCCCTCGCTGTGGGACGTCGCGGCCAGGACGGTGCAGGACACCAGCCTGGAGGCGTATCTGAAGATCCTGCCGACGCTGACGAAGCGTGAGATTGCCGTGTTCTTCGCGCTCTGGGACTACCTGCACGCAACGGGGCACTCGGACGCGACCGGCGCCGAGTTGACTGGCTGGATGGTTAGACGGCAGCAAGCGAGGGATTTCAACGACTGCCGGCCGAGGATCACGGGCCTCTTGGCGAAGGGTTGGGTTGAGAAAGTGACCGCTCGGAAATGCCGGCAGCATGGCACCACGGCGCACCCGGTACGGCCGTGCGTGCCGAGAGCAGCGGTAGCTCGGATGCAGACGAAGGATCACTCGTGAACGAGGCGCGGCGGCGTGGAAGGAACACGCCCTGAAGCTAGTAGGCCATTGAAGGAACTGGACATCACAGCGAGATGGGGAACGGGCGATCCGAACGAGCGGCTAGAAAGCGCCGAAAGCAAAGGCGACTCCGCATGACCACCTGGTGCGGAGCGGCGGTGACGACGTTGTGTCTCGGACGGAAGAAAGCCCGTGCAGGCCGTAAGAAAGCCAAGGCCGACCGTCGGCGCCACGAAGCCGTGTTGCGTCGGCGATTTCTCCGAGGACGCGCTGTGCCTCCAAGAGACGCGGTGAGATTTCGACTCGCGTTTCGCGTGACTGAGGCTGAACGTCAGGAGACGGCGTGCGCTGGAGCGTCACCCGTAGGCCCGTCGCCGGAGCGTTACCGGCCCGCGTCTCGTTGACGAGTAGACGATAGGCAAAAGAGCGGCGAGAGGTAATTAGATGTTCTATTGGCTCCCCAAGCCCAAGCGCGCACCGGTGGCACATTGGAGCGATTCTGAGCCGTTGATGCCTGAACTACCACGGCCACGCTTTCAGTTTATGACGCGACCGTCAGGGCGTCGGTGGACAACGTTTCACTCTGCCGATTACAGGTTCCTTCCACACAAGACGGCAGGAGTCTACGTGTTCTATCGAGACCGTCGGCCTATCTATATCGGTCGGGCGCAGGACTTGAGAAAACGAATGATCGCGCACCGATGGAAGTTTGGAAACTGCGACTACGTGAAGGCGTGCATTCTGCGCCGGCATGAGCATCGGGCCTGGCTGGAACACCGGTTGATATCCAAGCTCAAGCCGTCGTGCAACGCGGTGATCTACCGGAACGCTGGCGGGTGTCTCGTCAGATCGGAAGCCTACTAGTGGCATGGCTTCGTATTGATGATCGGTTTCGGACGCACCCGAAGATCCAGCGGGCGCAGCTCGGTGGGTGGCTGCACTTCTGCGGGATCAGTTATTGCCGGGAACACTTGACGGACGGACTGATCCCGCGTGAAGCCGTTGGCACGCTCGCCCCAGGCTTGATGACGCCCTACAAGCACGCGGCCAGGCTCGTCGAAGTCGGCCTCTGGCACGAAGAGAAAGACGGCTTTCGAGTGCATGACTTTCTGGACTGGAACCCGACTCGGGATGAGGTAGAGGCGAACCGCGAATGGGGGCGCCAACGGAAAGGGCTCTACCGGGACAAAGACGTTACGGCCGCCGTGCGAGAGCGTGATCAAAGCCTCTGCCGCTACTGCGGCGCCCTTGTGAATTGGACCGACCGGCGTAGCGAGTTCGGCGGCCAGTTCGACCATGTGATCCCTCGCGGCCCGGCGACCCTAGAGAACGTCGTGGTGTCGTGTCGTGGCTGCAACATCCGCAAGAACGACAGAACACCAGATGAAGCCGTAATGCCACTTCTCCAAGTCGGAACTAGTTCTGGACGCGAGAAAACTAGTTCTAAACGTCCCGTAACTAGTTCCCCTCACGCGAGCGCGCGTATAGGCGCGGGTGACGCGGGCTTGGGCTCTCTCTCTGGCTCTGATCGCTGGGATCTGGATCTGCCGGAAGAGAGTCCGAGAGAAACCACGCCGCCGGTGTGGGTAAAACCTCACGAAACAGCTGGCGCGACCCCGTTACCTATTCTGGACGGCCTACACCGCCTGCACGCCTGGTGCTGCTCTCGTGGCGTGTGTGTGCCGATAGGGCTGCACTCGGAGTTCTGCGGACGACTGGGGACGCCTGACGCTGATGTCAGGTTGCGGGCGTGGTATCCGGCCGTTGTGGCCCAGTTCGAGGGCCGAGGGATCGGGGATAACCTATTCCGCTTCTGGCAGCACGAGTTCGAGGGCTGGGTTGGCACGGTGACGAGTCGGCCGGCTGACATGAAGGCCGGCAAGGGTGCGCGCATGGTCGAAGCGTTCCGCACAGCCGGCGCGAAGATCGGCGGTGGCACGTGAGCCTCGAACGCCGTCAAACTGCGCTCACGTTCCTCGGGCTGGCGCGGCAAGCCGATCCCGACAAGGACGTGGCCGCGGCCTACCTCTTGGCGCTGAACGACGTTGAGATTGACTGGCTGGAAGCGGCGTGCAACGAGTTAGCGCGAGAGGTTCGGCAACCGTTCGAGCCCGCCATGCCGGCTGTCGGCACGATCCTCGCCAAAGCCGGCACACTCAAGCGGCAGTCGGCAATGGTCGCTAGCCGGCGGGCCTTGCCGGCGCACCCAATCGATCACGACACGTTTACGTGCTTTCAGTGCCAGGACGATACCGACGGCTGGCTGTTGCTGAAATGCCCGCAGACGGCGTGTGGTCGCACTCGTGAACACGCCGCACACCCGTTCACCGTCCGCTGCCCGCATTGGCTCCGCGCACACGAGGACGGGATTCGCAACAGCGCCGCCGAACGCCGCAAGAAGAACCAGCCTATGACGTCGGAGTTTCTGGCGTTGCAGGATATAGCCTCTGGCGCCTATCGCTACGAACGCGCGGTGACGCAGCTATGAGCGGCGCGCATCTCCTTTGCCATGAAGTGGGCCACTACTACGGCCTCGCGCAGAAGCGGCACGTCTGCCGGCGGTGTGGGCAGTCTCGGCGGGTGGGGGTGATCCGATCGCGGGTGGGCTGGCCGGTGACGCGCGTTAGATCCGCGTTCGTGCCACCGCCGGGCATGATCGCGTTGAGCTTACTTGGCTGCGACTGGGTGGGCCGGGGCGTGACGCCATGACGACGCGCTATCGTTCTCTCTTTGTGTCCGAGTTTCTGGGCAATCGCCGTGGGCTGCGCGTCGATCAGTATATTGGGCCGTGGGCGTCCATCGGTGTCCATGTTCACCCGTGGCCGCTGAATCGGGCGCACATCGACTTTCACATCGGCTGGTGGCTGATCTGTTTCGGGTTTCACTGGATGACACGAGAAGGCCGGGGCGTGACGCCATGAAGATCGGATTTACCGGCACACGAGCTGGCATGTCGCAGGCTCAGAAACTTCAGCTGCACGTGGTGCTGGAGGGACTTGCGGTGGACGAGTTTCACCACGGCGCGGCGCGCGGCGCTGATGAGCAAGCGGCGAAGATCGCGTTGACGCACGTGCTTTACCGCGAGTCGGTGATCGCGCACCCTACTGGTCCTGATCCGCTCGTCAGAAACCGAGAGATTGTCGCGGCCTGCGACGTACTGATCGCGGCTCCGAGCGAAGACAAAGAGCAGATCCGTTCCGGGACGTGGGCTACGGTGCGCTACGCGCGTGCGGCCATGATCCCAGTCGTCATGTTATCGCGTGGCGGCCGGGGCGTGACACGGGGGAGCCAGGGATGACGACAAGAGAATCGGGCTTTGGCATTCGCGGCACTGGCGGCGGCTATTACGACATGAACGGTATCGGCGACTGGTCACTGGCTGGAGATGCCGCGACATGCGAACTGTTTGCGTCGATTGAGGCCGCCGAGGAAGTCGTTGATGAGTCCTTAGACAACGACGGGATCAGCATCGTGCAGATCACGCGGACGGTGGTAGTGCAGATTGGCGAATGCGTGCTCGCACGGACGAAAGAGGCCACGTGATACTGACGTGCTGTTTCGGATCGCGCTGGGGACGTCGCGGTTGCGGGCCGTGTCGGAAGTGTCGCGCCTACGCCGACGAACTGGATCGGCGCTTTGCGGTGGACGTGCTGTTGGGGAAGTTTGATCAGGATGGCTACCGGCCTTCGGAACGATCGGCGCAGCGGCGCAAGGCGGCAGCGGTATGAGACACGAAGAGGATCACTGCTTCCACGTCGAACTCTCGGCAGCGGAGCAGGACTTCGCGGCGGAGATGATGGCGGCGGCGGGCCTCACGGCACGGGCAGATCTGTTGCGCCTCGGATTGTGGCACCTCGCAAGGCACCTGGACGTGCCGGTGGGCAATCAGATATTTGCAGTACGCGGTTCGCGGGCACGTCGGACGGGGGGCGCATGAGTCAGCCTGAGCGTTTCGCGCCAAGCGTCAACATTCCAGGCGTCGGCCACGTCGTGCCAGAAGGTTGGATGTGGATCGTCGGATTCGCGTTTGGCGGTTGCGAGTGGGCGATTCGCGAGGCGACGTCACCGACGTTCGATCTGCGCGGCAAGTTCGAGGACTATAACAAGCGTGGAGAGATTCACAACTTGGAAGCGTGCATAGCGGAGACAGAGCGGCAACTTGAACGACTGCGCGGATTACTTCGCAAGGCGTCGGCATGATGCATCTCTCCCCGGCGTCGGCCGCCCACCTTGGGATCAGGACGCCGAAGCGCAGTAAGTACGGGGCGGTGCGAACGAACGGTTTTGCATCGAAGAAAGAGTCTCGTCGGTGGCTAGAGTTGCGGTGTCTGGAGAAGGCTGGGGAAATTTCAGAGTTGCGCGCTCAGCCCGAGTTTCACTGCTGGATACACGGGCAGCTCGTGTGCCGGTATATCGCGGACGCCTCGTGGGTGGATCGAGCTGGTGTGGTGCATGTCGAGGATACCAAAGGGCTGCGCCTGCCGGTGTTCCGCCTGAAGGCGAAGCTCGTGGCGGCGTTGTTCGGCGTGACTGTGGAGATTGTCTAATGGGACTTTACGCGGAGAATACGAAGGTGTCGGCGATGCAGTCGCGCGGCGAAATCGAGCGGCTGTTGTCGCGGCACAAGTGCAGCCAGTTCAGTACGGGCGTCGATCACGAACAGCATCGGGCGCTCGTGCAATTCAAGGCGCACGATCGCTATATTCGATTCGAGATCCGATTGCCCGATCCAGCCGACAAGGAATACAAGCTCGACCGGAAAGGCTGGACGCTCTCGGCCAGTGGCATTGAAGCCAGAGTCGCACAGGCTGAGCGTCAGAAGTGGCGCGCGCTCTTGCTCGTCATCAAAGCCAAGCTCGAATCCGTGGAGAACAACATCGCCACGTTCGAGGAAGAATTTCTCGCGCATATCGTTTTGCCGAACAAGCAGACGGTGGGCGAGTTTATTCTCCCGGCGGTGCAGCAGATGTACGACACTGGCAAGATGCCGAGTGATCGAATGCTCTCAGGCCGAACGGCGGTTGATGTTGATCAGTAGGCGTGCGTTGAAGCCTCGGCCAAGGAGGGCCAGCAAGTGAGGATATCGGTTCCGGCGATGGTGGCGACCGTAGCTATCGCTGCGGCGGGAGCATTGATTTACATATATGGATCTGGACTGTACGGCTGGGATCTGCGTATTGCTCTCATGAGTGCCAGGGCCGCTCAGATCAAGTGCTCGAATGTTCATCGTGGATCGGATGCCTTGAACGCGGTGTTATTTGCGACGTGCCAAGCGCCTGGGTATCCAGAGAGCTTGCAATCGTATTCGTTCGACATGCCGCTGACGCCCCGCATGAACCCCGAGGACTATATGCGCGCGAACTACCTCGACGTGATGACGGCCACTGACTACGCTCGCAAGATCGGCGCAGAGCCATGAGGAAAGGATCGCGATGACTGATCCCTCTCTCCCCAGGAGCGCCGAGGCGTTGGAACGCCGAGCGCCCGTGCAAGGCTTCTCGGCCGGTATCCCGTGGGAGATGCACCTGCGAGCCTACGACGGTTATTGCAAGCGTCACGGGCCACAGCAGGCGTTGATTGAAGGCTGGTGCCGTGGTGGTTTCGGTATGAACGAGCTGGACGAATACATTCCAGGTTGGCGCGACGAACTCTCGGAACGTGCTGCTATGAAAGCACGGATCGCTGAACTCGAAGCCGCCCTGCGCCTCTCCCCGCCCCCAGAGACGTGGAGGCCGATCAGTGAGGATCAATTCGCGCATGCCTGTCAGGTGGCGCTCGAATACGGCACGCCAGCGGGCCACGCGACGTTGTTGGACTACATGAAGTCACCACGTCCAGCGGAGGGAGAGGAGCCGAGGCGATGAGCGAACAGCGACCCACTGGGACAGAATGCGCACTTGCGTTCCTCGTACTGATGGCGATGATCGTGGCGCTCTACATGCGCGGCACTCGCCTTGATTCTCGTGTCGAGTACCTGGAGGATACATTGTGGATCTTCGCGCCACACACGTACGGGGAGTTCCCCCGAAGGTGAAAACCGCTTTTGACGCGACGATCCACGGCCATCGGTATGCCAAGGTGCTTGACATGATGGACGAAATAGATCGCGAGTCTCCCTCGGTGTCCCCGCCTCCCGCGCGGGAGGGGCTGACCGAAAAGGCTGTGCTGTCGCGGCTCCTGGATGAGTTCGAGGCGCGCTACGGGACGGCTGGCGGCGACATCGGACTGATTGAGGTTCGGCGCTGGCTGGAAACGCGCCATGTGCATTGGCCGCATACGCCCGAGTGCCAGCATCACTACGCGGATCAGTGGGACATCGGCAAGTGTGTGTATTGCCACGCGCCGATCCCCGTCGTGGATCCTGGCTTCGCCCCCGCCGAGCGGCCGGAGCGCCCGCCCGAGAGTCCGATCTTGGCGTTTCAGGCGTGGGCCGAGCGCAGGGTGCCCATGATTGGCCGAGCGTTCACCCACGACGAATACACGCTCGCTCAGGCCGCGTTCATCGCCGCACACCCCGGTGAAGGCCCGCGTTCTGACGTGATGGCCGAGACGCCGGGGAGCCCGCCCGCTCCCTCCCTCGCCGAGACGAGTGCGGAGCGGCTGACGGAAACACGCGATTCCGTCGTGATGGCATGGGAGACTGGTCGCGGTGCTTGTATCGATGCGCTTCGGCGTGCAGTCGCCCGAGAGCGGCAAGGCGGGATTCTACCGCTGACCGGGCAGGAGTGCGTGCAGATTCTCGAAAGCGTTACGTTGGACATCCTGGCCGCCCCGGCCCCCCGGCCTGATCCCCAGGTGAGCCCGAGAGCGGCGTCAGGCGATACACGCTGTCGGTGCGGGCATCTGGCCGGAGCACATCGCGCTGACGGTGCATGTCGCGTGTGTGAGGGGGATCCATGTTGGGAGCCTGCGCCCCCCGCCTCCACCCCTACGCCTCCGCCTTACGCCGTGACGCAGCAGCCGTGGTGCCAACACTGCGGCAAAACGGTCCTCGCCGTGGAGTGCGACACCTGCCGAGACGCGCTCAAGGGGCCGATTCCTGCGCCCCGGCCGAGCCCCGTTGCCTGCGGCCTTTGTGACATACCCATATGTCGAGAGTGCGGCCGGTGTCATCGCTGCACAGGCCAGCCTGATGCGGAGTGCTGGCCCACCCTCGCGCCGAGCGGAGCGCGTGAGGCGCCCGTCACGCCGGACGAGCGCGAACAGTTGCACGCCCTGCTGCAGGCCGCCGACGCACTGATTGACCCAGAGGAGCACGGCGACTTGCACGCGCGTATCGTCGCGGTGCTGTTGCCCTGCGCGGCGGGGCGCTGTGTGCCGCCGATCTGCCCGTGCGAGATTTTCCAGACTTGTGATGTGTGTCGAGGGACGGCGCGCGAGGTGCGTGTCCCCCCGGATCCGGAGCGTGATCGGCTGCGGACGGCCGGAGAGGAGCCACCCAAGTGAGTCTGTCGCTGCACCCGTGGACGGTGAAGATGGCGTTGCCGTTCGTGGCGCGTGTGCATCGGCGTCTGAAAAAGATCCAAGGGGCACGCTGGGCGGTCTGCGTCAGGGACGAAGCCGGTGTCGTGGTGGGAACGGCGCTCGTGGGTACGCCAGCTCGGATGTTGAACGCGGACACGCTCTGCGTCTTGCGCGTGGCTGTCGAGGAAGGGCACCCAAACGCCTGTTCGATGCTCTACGGGGCGTGTTCGAGAGCGGCCAAGGCGATGGGCGCGAAGAATCTCGTCACCTACACCCACGGCGACGAACACGGCACGAGTCTGAAAGCCTCGGGCTGGATTGATAGTGGGATGACCGACGGAGGCGAACATTCTCGGCCCTCGCGCCCGCGTCTGCCCGGAGTTGACGCCACCCCGAAACGTCGCTGGTGGGCACCGTGGAGCGAACGCGCGAAACCGGCACCCGAGTTGTTGCCCTCGGTGGTGGCAGGAGAGGAGCAGACGTGATGGGCGAGATGGCCGAGTGGGTCAACGACGACATGCCGGGTGAGGATTTGAGAGATTCGTATATCGAGCCCCTCGTCTGGCGATGCCAACGCTGCGAGTGGGTGTATGTGCCGACGACGGGGATGGGCATTCATCGCGTCCCGACGGCCTGTCCGACGTGTGGGGGAAAGGTACTCGGGAAGCGGACGGCCGGAGAGGAGCAGACGTGACCCCGAAAGGCTACGACACGACGGTGGCGAGGATTGCGGGAAACTCCGTGGCAGTCGCTTGGGAATTGCTGAAGAAGGACGCTGCGAATTGGAACAGCATGGTCGTGTGCTCATCGACTGTCGCTGCGAAAGCCGTGCGGATCGCTCGCGCTATTGTCGAAGAAACGAAGCGTACCGAGCCGACCACCGGGGAGACGAGGACATGACGAAGAAGAAGCCGTCGAAGAAGAAGCCTGCGCGCCGCGAAACGTTCTGGCAGTTCGTAGAGCGAACGTCGGCCGAAGTTGCGAAGTGGCCCGCGTGGAAATTCGGCGGCGTTAGTCATCGGAAGGCGCGTCCCTGATGGCCTTCACCACCGAGCAGATCCGAAAAGAGGCCGCACTGCTGCGAGCGCGTGGATTACAGCTCACTGCTGACATGCTGGAGGCGGGCGCGGCGGCCCTGGAGCGGGAGCAGCAGCACGTCTGCAAAGGCAAGCTCCTGCCGCCCCGACTCGCGCCTCCGATTATCTATTCGGAGGACTGACCCATGACCCTTGCGGATCGCGTCCAGGCGAGACTGACGGATGAGGTGCTGATGAGAATTGGCATGTCGCAGATTGAGGCGTGTCACCATGACGACGGCGCGGAGGCGGTCAGTTACGATCCGACTGCGCTTCGGACGGTCATCATGGCCGCGATCGCGCCGGTGATCGCCGATGTCGAGCACGAACTGATTGCTGGCGCGGCTGCGCGGGCCCGTGAGCGCGCCCGCAGTATGGTCGCGTCTGACGTGCAACTCAAATATCGGTATCAGCCATGACGCCCCGCGCCCTCGCCCAGAAGGAGACATGACTGATGGCTGATGGACTCTGTTCGTGGTTCAACGCGCTGGCGTGGCGGGCGAATTATCTCGCGTGGCACCGTCGCGTCACCGGCCGACTGATTACCGGCTACGCGATGCCGTTTGAGGAACGGCGCAGATGACTACTAATCCCATCTCTGTGCTTGTCGTGTTGTTCATCATTGGGCTGACGTGTTACTGGCTCGGCTGGCACGAAGGCGTGCGCCACACGAAGGCCGCGATCAAACCTGAACCGACCATTAGTGGAGTCACCTATAGTGGCATTCCGCTCACGCAGGTGGGGGAGGCGTGGCGTCTTCCTGATGGCCAAATAATCGCCATCAAGCGAGGCAACCGTGACTGATACTTTCCTCTCCCCGCTGACTGAGCCCGAGCTGACCGCGCTGGAACAGAATGGCGGAAGGCAGACGACTCGAACGTCTGTGCGGCTTTCACCGCAGCCTCGGTTTAGCAAACCGGCCCGTTGCCGCTCCGGCAGCCTTCCGCAAAAGAAAGTGGAGGTCCGCCCAGGACTTGAACCTGGAGATGCTGCATTACGAGTGCAGTGCTGTGCCGTTGAGCCAGCGGACCGAAATGGCGGAAGGGGCAGGAATCGAACCCGCTTGCGTGTGACCGCGCCAGTTTTCAAGACTGGGGGCATGCCGTTATGCCATCCCTTCCGAACCGTGAATTGTGAACGAGAAAAGGAAAGCGTTGAGTGCTACCGCGTAGAGCGGCGACTCGAACGTGTTGACGAACGGGACGATGTGTGGCGACGGGCCATGTTCGTGAGGCGAATTGTAGCATGGGCGCCCACCCCACCCGAGGAGACGAGGTAAATGGCGAGTCAATTAGTGATCGAAGTGTTGAAGGGCAGCGGGGAAGGTCAGCACGTGACTGTGCGGATCGAAATCGAAGGCCCGGTCGGTGATTTCACCCCGCAAGGCCAGCGTATTCGAGATGAGATGTGCGCCAGCCTGACACACTCAGTCGTCAGAGAGGCCAAGTCGTTCAGCGTCGAGTTGAAAGGCACGGCCTGACATGCCTGAGCAGGACGACTACGTGACGGGCTTAAAGGACATGGGGCCGATCAAGGTCAATGGACTCTGGAGCTCGACATTGGCGGCGGCCCTATCCACCCAGGGGCCGATGATGATTCATATCCGCTCGTCGCGTTGGTTCGGTGTCCGCTGGTACCTCGAAGCGTATGCGTGTCCACTCGTGTCCATCACGCGCAGCGATGAGCCCGGCGTTCTCACGATGGTGTCTGAGGCGCCGTACGAGATCAGGCGTGCTGCGTGGTGGCGACGACTCGGTTACTACCTGATCGCGAGGCCGCTCGATTTGATCGCGTGGCACGGCTATCAGCGGTGGCGGCGAGACGACGAGGAGGACTGATGGCGACTGATCGTCCGATGACTCACGAGGACGTCAACTTTCTACGTGAGCAAGCGCAGCAGGAGACGACGCGGCTGTTCCAAGAATGGCACGCCTTCACGCGCCTGAATGACGACACAGGCGAACCGATCAGCTTCGTCGAATGGCGGCGCACCGCGTCTCTGTGGAGTGATGTGACGACGCCCGCTGATCCACCCAACGTGCGGCGCTTCAAGCGAATAGGGCAGTCGGCTGGCGATCCACTGAGAGGCTGACGACATGGGCAACAGTAAACAGCCGTCTCCGTCTCCGGGTTCGCCTGGCTATCGTGGGCCGAAGCAGTTCAGGCCGACCCCGCCACCAGCGCCGCCACCGCTGCGATACATAGGGGTGCATGGTCCGCTCACTAAGGCTGACAAAGACGACATACGCCGCAGGTGGTCTGACTTCAACCGGGGCATTATGCCGCCCGATCCGCTGTTCGAGTGCCCGCCTAACCGGGAGATTCGAGAAGGCGATTGTGGCCCGGCCCAGCCGCCGAGTCCCAAGGCCCCGCCAATGGTGTGGTACTACCGAGGACGCAGGCTCTCGGCCTCTGAGAGTCCACCCAGTAACGGCTCCCGCTATCGCCTAGCCCGTCGTGGCCCCTACTGGCGTGTGGAGGAATGGCGCCGGCCGTGGTGGTTCTTCGGCGCGAGACGCTGGCTCCCTGTGCCGAGTTGCTGGGATAGCCCGCATCCATCGGACCGCTGGGAGGCGACTACGGACCGACGCGACGCGGAGCAGCGACTGGTCACCTATCGGACCCGCGAAGCCTACGAAGCCAATGCGTGGACCCTAGACCATGACGCCTGACCCGCGCGACTATCGTGGCGGCGATATCACCAGGTTGCCGTATCGAAGTCCGAACTTAGGGCGCGTCTATCCAAGGCAGTATTTGCGGCTCACGACGAACGGCCACCGCTGGCGGATTGAACGCAAGCGCCTGTGGTGGTGGACTCCGGCATGGTGGAAGTCGTTCGAGACGCGCCACGAGGCCGAGCACTACCTGCGCCTACTCACAGAGTCAGATCAACCTGACCCTGATGCTGGGACGTGGACCCCAGCCGAGGATCCGCCAGAGCCGATTACCAATCCCCGCAAGTCGCTGAACATCATCCAGAAGGGCGGCTGAAGAATGGGCAACAGAACGCCACCACGGCCGCCGCACTGGCGTCATGACTTCGGCTATCCGCCGTCAGGGCCGAACCGCTACCGGCTGGTCAAGCGCGGCCTTTACTTTCGAGTCGAGGAGTTCTGCTCGCGTTGGTGGAGCCTTGGATATCAGCGGTGGCGCCCGCTGCGTAGTCGGATGTGGAAGTTCAGCAACACGTCAGAGTTTATCTTCACCGGACAAACGAAAGATCGCCTCGATGCGATTCATGTGCTTAGTGTCTGCCGGTCCCATGCATTTCACGAAACCGCTGCAACGTGGACCCCAGACGAGGACGCCTCATGATGTGAGGGGGGGGGCTGGGCATAGGTTCTTTCGAGTCGACCTCAAGAGCGGGTAACACGACTCGCGAGTTTCCCGTAGGGTTGAATGCCCTATAAAGGGCTTTTGGCTTGTAGCTATTTGAGGACATTGTGCCGCACATCGAATCTGAGATCCCGCTCTTGTTCACGCGGCCGCAGTTGGCGAAGCTGTTTCGGAAGGACTCTCGGACGATTACGAAGTGGCTTGAGGATGGGCTGCCGTGTGCGATGAAGGGGCGTGGGGGGCGGCCGTCGATGTTCAACCTGCCGGATTGCGTGCAGTGGGTGGTCGCCCGAGAGGTCCAGAGCGCGACGGGGATGGATTCTGAGGCCATGTCGCCGGCGATTGAGATGGCGAAATTGAACCGGCGGCGCCGGGAAGAGTTGGAACTGAAGATGCTGGTTCGGCGTGGGGAGCTCGTGGAAGCCGAGGCGGTGCGGACTGAGTTTGCTGGGTTGGCGGTGGCGGTGAAGGCGCGGATCCGGTCGGTGCCGGACACGATTGCGGACCAGGTGGTGGGGCAGACACCCGCGGCGGCGCGCGCGTTGATGCTGGCGCGGTTGGATGATGCCTTGCGCGAGTTGGCCCGGGGGGAAGGGGTAGTCATCGTGCTACCGCCTGCTGATGAGCCGATTGATGCCGACGAACCAGCCGATGGTGACATGGCGGAGGCACGGCATGCTTGAGACGGATCGGCGAGGTTTTCTGCAAGGCGTGGGCGGGGTTGTGGCTAGTGCCTTCCTGCCGGCGCTCGAACCGCCCCCGACCATCACGGTCAGCGAGTGGGCGGACCGGTTTCGGATGTTGTCGCCGGAGGCATCGTCGGAGCCTGGCCAGTGGCACACGGCCAGGGCCCCGTACCAGCGGGCGCTGATGGACGCCGCGATGAGCGACGACGTGCACACGGTCGTGATCATGTCCAGTAGTCAAATAGGGAAATCCGAAATACTCCTCAACACGATTGGCTATCTGATTGATTTGGACCCATGCCCGATTCTCATGGTTCAGCCGACGCTGGAAATGGCGGAGGCGTTCTCGAAGGATCGGCTGGAGCCGATGCTGCGGGACACGCCGACGCTCCGCGCGAAGGTGAAGCTGGGCAAGCGGGACGCCTCGAACACGATCCGGCACAAGGGGTTCCCGGGCGGGCAGATCACGCTGGCCGGGTCGAATAGCCCTGCGGGACTGGCGTCGCGGCCGATTCGAGTGGTTGCGGCTGACGAAGTTGACAAGTGGGATGTGAGCGACGAAGGCGATCCGCTCGCCCTGGCCGCTCGCCGGACGGCGACCTACTGGAACGCGAAGCACATCGTGACGTCGACGCCGACTATTCGTGGCGTGTCACGCATCGAGGCGAAGTACGCGGAAAGTGACCAGCGGCGGTGCTTTGTCCCCTGCCCACACTGCGAAAGCATGCACGTATTGGAGTGGCAGCACGTCAAATGGACCGGCGGCGACCCGGAAACGGCGCATCTCGTGTGCCCGGGGTGCGGAGCGACGATTGACGAAGCGGAGCGCGCGCGCATGCTGCAGACGCCGGAGTGGCGAGCCTCGGCGCCGTTCCGCGGGATTGCCGGCTTTCATCTCTGGGAGGCGTATTCGCCTTGGCGCCGGCTCGCGGACATCGTCGCGGACTTCCTGGAGGCCAAAAAGGCGCCCGATACCCTCCAAGTGTTCATCAACACGTCGCTCGGGGAGACGTGGGAAGAGCAGGGGGAACAAGCCGAGGGGCACGTGCTGCTCGCGCGGCGCGAACCGTATCTGGCCGAGCTGCCGGCGGGGGTGTGCTGCCTGACGATGGGCGTGGACGTGCAGGACACCCGGCTGGAGGCCCTCATCGTCGGGTGGGGGCCCGGGGAAGAGGCCTGGGTGATTGAATCTCGCGATCTCCCGGGCGATCCGCAGCGGCCGGAGCCATGGCAGGCGCTTGACGCACTCCTGACGAATGCCTTCAAACATCAAACCGGGGCGATCCTCACCGTCGCGTCGACCTGCGTCGACACGGGTGGCCACCGGACGGACTTCGCGTATGACTTTGTGCGGCAGCGGGCCCATCAACGTGTGTACGCCATTAAAGGGGTTGGCGGCACGGACCAGCCGATCGTCTCGGCGCCGTCACGGCGGGGCAGTGGCACGGAACGGCGCAAGGTGGAGCTGTATACGGTCGGCACGGATCAGTGCAAGTCGCTGATCTACAGCCGGCTGAAGGTGACAGACGCGGGCCCCGGGTTCATTCATCTGCCGCTGGCGCATCAGGTGAAGGACACGTTTCGGTCGGGCGTCGATGAGGAGTTCGTCGCCCAGCTCACGGCCGAAAAGCTGATCACGAAACACAAGTCTGGGATTCCGCATCGGCAGTGGGTGAAGACTCGGCCACGGAATGAGGCGCTCGACATGTTTGTGTACGCGGTCGCGGCCTTGCGGTTGCTGCGGCCGAATCTGGAGGCGCTGGCGGAGCAGTTCAAGCCAAAGGTGGCCGCGCCTCCGGCGCCGCCGACGGTGCCGGCCTCTCGGTGGATTCAACCGCGCCGGGGCGGCGGTTGGCTGAAAGGGAACCGATGAACACCGATCGCCCGTGTATGACTGCTCTGGAGATGACCGACAAAGAGAAGATGCGTGAGTTTGCCAGGATGACGAGCGAGGCCTTGGCAAACGCACCGCACCGCACTGTGTATGTCTCACCGGCTGCCGCTGCGGGCATGACGGCCGATGAAAGGAGAAGGTTCATGACTGACCACGACGAGCAGAAGGACTTCGATCGGAACGAACGGGCCATCGGGCAGGCGCCAGAAAACCACATGGTGTCGCCGGAGGAGCTGGCCAATCGATCCGCCGAGCTGCTCGCCTCAGATCGTCATCTGTTCGTGCGCGCCTGGTGCGAGGAACGCTGGAAAAGCGAGTCCACGCTGACCGAGGCCGATCTGCAGGTGATTCGCGCCGATCCGCGGTGGCAATCGCCCGTCGACACCAGTCGATGACGGAGGACTGAGGAAATTGAAATGGCTAAGCTAGTGGACTTCGACAGTATCACGACGCATGAGCTCCAAAAACATGGCCGGTTCAAGGTGGAGACATACCGAACTGGCGACAACCGACTTGACTTAGCGGTGGTCGGAAACGATGTGCTGGTGTGCATCGGTGGTCCGGTTAGGGCCAAGGAGACGTCCATCCTGTTTGCCCGCCGTGAGTTCATGTCGCTCGTCAAGTTCGGCAAGAACAACTTGCCTGAGACACAGTGACCGACAAGCCGCCGATTCCGCCCACCATCTGGCGGCGTCTCCTCGCGTTCATTCGAGACGAGCGGAGCGGCTCGATCACGATCCAGGTGGATCGCGGCGTCATTCGGAAGATGACGCTGTGCGACCAGACGACCGAGACCTCCGAAGTCACCGCGGCGGGTAGTGTCTCAGATTCAAACTGAGACACTACCCCGCGGCGGAGCGCGAAGTGTCGTAGAATGCGCTGAGTTCTTCGTGTCCGGCCTCTGACGTCCTCGGGTCCTGACGGCGCTCTTTGCGCCGGCACTCCACCAGCCGACCCGCCGCCGGCAGCCGCCCCTCTTCGGCCTTGGTGCCGTGTGAAGTGGCGGCGCCGTTGGCCTACACCCAAAGTGATCTCGACGCGCTGGACCTGCAGATCGCCGCGGCCGGCGCCGTCAAGTCGACCACCTTCAGCGATCAGTCGACGACCTTCCGCGATCTCGACGACATGCTCAAGCTCCGCGCCGTCATGGCGCAGGAGATCGCCGCGGCGGCTGGTAGCTCGCGCACGCGGTACGCGGCCACATCCAAGGGCGTCTGATGATCGAGACGGCCAGCGATCGCCTGTCCGACATTCGGCAGGTGTACGCCCAACACCTGACCCGGTCGCGGGCCATCACGCCGCACTTGCCCCGCTTGTTGGCGCTCGCGGCGTCCTGTGAGACCGCGGTCGAGTTTGGCGTGAAGACCGGCGCCTCATCGTCGGCGCTGCTCCTGGGGGCGAAGGGCCGAGTGACGAGTTACGACTTGGTCGAGACGCCGCCGGCGCGCGCGCTCGCCCGGATCGCCGGGGAGAAGTGGGCCTACTGCCTCGAGGATTCCCGGACGGCGGCGGTGCCGCCTGCTGATCTCCTGTTCGTCGATGCGCTCCATACCTACGACCAGGTGGCGGCCGAACTGTCCGCGCACGCCGCGAAGATCCGGCGTTGGCTGGTGTTCCACGACTCGATCACGTTCGGGAGCATCGGGGCACAGGGCGAAACCGGACAGTGGCTTTGGAACTACACGCCGGGTCAGGCCGTGCCGCGCGCGGCGCTCGGCATTCGGCCAGCGATCGATGAGCTGATGATCGGCGATCCGTCGTGGCAAATTCGGGCGCATTACACGGACTCGCACGGACTATTGGTCTTGGAGCGTGCCCGGTGACGTGGGCCCTCGGCGTGCTGGCCTGGAACGACCCCGCCAGTTGCCGGCGAACGATCACGGCCCTCGCGGCCGGCGTCTCCGGGGAGTACACGATCACCGTCCTGGACAACGGGTCCGTCGTGCCGATGGCCCTTGATCCCGGAGTCACGATCAGTCGGCAACCGAAGAATCTGGGGGCCGGCGGCGGACTGACCGCCCTGGTCAGTTCACTGCTCCACACCGGCGCGGAGGCCCTCCTCTGTGTCGAGGATGACTGGATCCTCGAGACGCCCCTGGCGCTGGCGGCGTTGGAGCCGCTCCTGATCGATCCGACGGTGGGCCAGATCCGCCTCGGCCGCCGGCCGGCCGTGCCGGGGACGAAGTACTACACCTACGGCCTGAGTGGGGCAGACGCCGACGCGGCCGCAAGGCAGGTGCATGCGCCGGTCGGGGAGTACCTCCATGGCCACTATCAGCGGCTGCGGACGCTGTGGTCGAACAATCCGTTCGCCTGTACGCGCGCGGTGGCGCGCCGATTTCTTCTCACGGGCCTAGATGAACTCCGCATGGCGCGGCCGTACTACGCGGCGGGGCTCCAGACGATTTCGACGACGCCCGGACATTTCCGGCACCAGGGCGAGATCCGTGACCGACGCGCGAGGAGTGGATGGACAAAGTAGTCATTACCGGAGGGTCGGGTCTACTTGGACGCGCGTTGCTGGCGCGCTTGGCCGGCGACGCCGAACTCACGGTGATTTCCCGATCCGAAACGCCCCAGTTGCCACTCCGGCGAATGTATCCGAGCGTGCGGTTCCTCTTGGGGGATGTCCGCGACCGGCGCTTCCTCGCGACGGCCTTCGCCGGGCAGGATGCCGTCATTCATGCGGCCGCCTTGAAGCATGTCGATCTCTCCGAACGGGAACCGACCGAGTACGTCAGCGTCAACGTCGAGGGCTCACGCCTGGTCGTCAGGGAAGCCCGGGCAGCCGGCGCCCGCGTGGTCGGGATTTCGACGGACAAGGCCTGCCAACCCTACAACGTGTACGGCCTATCGAAGCTGCTCATGGAGCGCATGTTCTGCGAGCAGGGCCAGATCGCCGTGCGGTATGGGAACGTTTTCGGCTCGGACGGGTCGGTCATCCCGACCTGGCGCGCGCAACTCGCCGCGTCGGATCAGATCACCGTCACGGATCCCGAGATGACGCGGTTCTTCTTCCCGGTGGACGCCGCGGTTGACGAGGTTATCTGGGCGCTCGCCTGTGCGCCGGCGGGGTGTGTCGTCGTGCCACGGCTGCAGGCCGCGTCCTTGGCCGATCTCGCGACGGCCTTTCTCGCCCAGGCCGGACACGGCACGCTGATCGTGTCGGGACGCCGGCCGGGGGAAAAACAACACGAGAGTCTACTCTCGGTCGAGGAAGGGAGACGCGCCACGGAACGAGAGGGCCGCGTCCTGGTGACGAGCGCCCCGGCCGCGTCGCCCCTGGCTCCCATCACCTCCGAGACAGCGGCGCGCCTCAGCGTGCAGGAGTTACAACAATGGATTGGCTGACCCGACGGCAGGCGTATTCGTCCGCCTGCCTGAAACACGCTGCGGACTTTACGCGGGCCCCGGCCGCCTCGACCTTCAAGCGGGATCCGGACTATCGCGCGATCGTCGCCAATGATCTCCGCGATCTGACGACGACGACTGCCTTTCTGGAGTGGCACCAGGCCCGAGGACCGGTCAAGTCGATCGCCGCGCGCGTCGCGATGAACGACCGCTATGGCGCCCCCGTGCTTCATCAGATCGGCGGCCATCAGTGGTCGACCGGATCGCTCCGCTATCTGCAGGTGGCCGACGAGATCGGGTCGCAGGCGGCCATTGTGGAAATCGGCGGCGGCTATGGGGGGCAACGACTCCTCTGTCCGGACGTCCGCGATTACACAATCGTGGACGTGGCCGAGGCGCTCGTCCTCGCAGAGGCCTACCTGGCGCCGAGCGGCCTTCCGACGACGTTCGTTGAAGTCGGGCAGCCTATCACGGTGCCTGAGGGCGCCTTCGTGCTCAGTGACTGGGCGTTATCCGAAGTGCCCGCCGATGTGTGTCGCGATCTCATCGACCGGATCGTTGCGCGGTGCGCCGCGGGCCGGTTCACGGTCGCCGTTGCCGCCGTCGATCGTCTGGTTGCGGCGCTCGGGCCGCACTTCGCGTCGATCACGAGTGAGCTCGAATCGCCGCGGACGTCCCATCACGACAACCGGGTCATTCGATGCAGTGGTCGGCCGACTGCTGCGCCGATCCGGCGCGTGCTCAAGGAACCGGCGCGCCCGGAGACCATTCGGCGGTTGACCGGCCTGCTCGAGGCACGCACGCCGTTCGCCTTCTCTCGGTGGGGCGATGGCGAATGGAGTGCCGTGTTAGGACGTGGCCATGCGAATTGTGACCAGCAACCGTATGCCGACGGGCTGCGGACGGCGTTGGCCGAGGTACTCCGCGACGAGCCACCGTATTTGCTCGGGCTGCAACCGATGGCCGTGCGGCGATTCGGTCCAGAGATCGCGGCCTGGCTCGAACGCCATGGCCGGTGGCCCGCCTGGCTGAATGCCGACGTCTGGCACCAACTCTCCCGGAAGGGCGCCCTTGACACCGTCATCGATCTGCTCCGCGATCGCCCAGTCCTACTCGTGGGGCCCGCCTATCTGCAGGCGTTGGACGCGCGGGTGCCGCTCGTCGGACACGTCGACGTCCCGACGGTCGACGCGTATGCCGGCCTGGAGGCGATCCAGACGGACCTGGCCGACCAGCTCAGTCGCCTCGGGCCTGGCGGCGTGGTCGCGTTGAGCGCGGGGATGGTGACCAACGTGATCATTCATGAGTATTGCGGGCGGAGGCCCACACGGACGTCGCCAGCCACTACCACCTGGATCGACTTCGGGGCCGTCTGGGAGCCCTACGTCGGCCGGACGAATCGCACCTATCACGCGGAGATCGTGCGACGGTTGGAGCGTCCCTGATGCTGTCGGTCACCGTGGTCACCGCCACGATCGGGGATCGCACCGATCGGCTCCGCGCGCCGACGTGGGTCGCGCCGGACGTGCGCTATCTCTGCGTGAGCGATCGCCCGGTCGCGCTGCCGCCCTGGGAGTGGCTACCGTGTGACCCCCCGTCCGATCCCACCTGGGCGGCACGCGAATGGAAAGTGCGACTCCTCGAGCGCGTGGAGACCGATGTCAGCCTGTGGCTGGATGCCGCGTTTCGGCTCGATGTCAATCCGCGCACGTTCCTGCCGGCCCTGACTGACGTCGACGCCTTGATGTTCCCGCATCCCGACCGGCAGAGCATTACGGAGGAGGCGGGGGCGTTGCGGGCGGCCGGTTACGACGCGCCTGGACCGCAGGCGGCGGCGTATGCGCAGGACGGCCTGCCGGCCGCGCCGCCCCTCGCCAGCACCGGGTTCCTGCTCCGGCGGCACACGCCAGGCGTTGCGGCGTTCGGGGCCTACTGGTGGCGCGAATTGCAAGCCTGGGGGCACCCGCGCGATCAGATGAGCGTGAATTACGCCGCCTGGAAGACCGCGCTGCGCTGGGCGTGGCTGGAGGGGCACTACCGGCAGAACGCGTACGCGAAATGGTTCAAGACATGACGACAGGGGTAACGCTTCGAGTCAGTGTGCTGACGCCGACGCGGGATCGGCCCCACGGGATCGCCCTAGCCGAACGCTGGATGGCCCACCAGACGCGTCCGCCAGACGAATGGATCATCGTGGATGACGGGCTGGAGCCGGCGCCGCTGACGCAGGGCCAGATCCATCTCCGGCGCGCGGCGGAGCCTGGCTGTGGCGGGGCGCAGAGTCTCTGTCGGAATCTGCTGTGGGGGCTGCCGCGGGTGACCGGGGATGTCCTGGTGTTCTGGGAAGATGACGACTACTACGCGCCGACCCACCTCGAACGGATTCTCGCCCAACTCCAACGGCCGGGCGTGTTGATCGCCGGCGACGATCAACAACGCTATTACAACGTCGCGCATCGGCGCTGGCGGATCTTCAAAAATCGCGGCGCGTGTCTCTGCCAAACGGCCATCCGGCGAGACGGGCTGGCGATCGTGGAACGGGCGGCGTGCCAATCGTTGAGTCGGCGCAGTTATGGCGTCGATGCGGGGATCTGGTCCCTGATGCCGCGCCACGCCAAGGCCCTCGATCGGACCGGCACCGTCGTCGGCATCAAGGGCCTCCCCGGTCAACCTGGCTTGGGGGTTGGCCATCGACCGATCGGTCCGGAGTGGCAGGCGGATCTGGACGGGCGCGTCCTCCGGGAGTGGATCGGTCCAGACGCGGCCGTCTATCACGCGTCCGGACAGCCGGCGCTGCGATCGGTGGTGACGTCGTGACGCGACTCGTTCAGGATGGGCGACCTGATGCGGTACGCGCTCGTGGAGGCGACCTCGTGATCCATCCGATGATTCCCTTCGCCCTCGATCTGAACCTTGGCGCGGCCTACAACCGCGCGATGGCGCTGATCCCGGACGGGGACTGGTGTGCATTTCTCGATCATGACGCCATGCTGCTCACGCGCGAGTGGTATGCCCAGCTCGTTGAGGCCGTTGAGTTCAAGCCTGACGCTGGCGCGTTCGTGGCGGTGACGAATCGGATCGATGCGGCCTGGCAACGGGCCCAAGAATCCGATCCAGAGAATCACGACATCGGGTACCACACCGCGATCGGGCTCGCGCGCCTGCAGGTCCGGACGCTGCTCGACATCACGGACACGAAGGGATTCGGCGGCGTGTTCTTCGCGCTCTCTAAGGCGGCATGGATCGAGGCGGGCGGCTTCGCCGATGGCCTCCTCTGTGTCGACCATTCTATCCACTTTCGACTGCGACGGTCAGGCCGCCGGATCTATTTGATGGAAAACCTGTACATCTACCATCGGCGTCGCGCCTTCATCGGCAAGTTGCCGGAGGACACGCCGCGCGTCGCGAATTGCCCGTGCCGAGGGCCGGAACCGATGCCGACCGTTCGCCTCACGTTACCGACTCCGACTGCGAGGACCGTATGAAATCCCACTGGCTCGACCGTGTCACGTCCGGTATTGCGCCCGCCTGGACGCTGCGACGGCAGCGGGCTCGCGCGGCGATGGACCTGCTGGCGCGACACTACGAGGCCGCCGGCACGGGACGCCGAACGCAGGGGTGGCGTCGGTCCAGCGGCGACGCTAACGCCGTGGTCGGGCCCGCGCTCACCCGGCTGCGCGAGAACGCGCGGGACCTGGTCCGGAACAATCCGTTCGCGGAGAGTGCCCTGAGCACGATCGCGGATCACGCGGTCGGTACCGGCATTATCGCGAAGCCCGTGCCGGCGGATGGACGCGCGTTGGCCGCCTGGCAAGCGTGGGCCGAGACGACGGCCTGTGATGCGGACAACCGGCACGACTTCTACGGCCTGCAGAAGTTGGTCATGCGCACCGTGGTGGAATCGGGGGAGGTTCTCGTCCGGCGCCGGATCCGCCGCCTCGACGACAACCTCCCGATCCCGATGCAGATCCAGGTCCTGGACCCGGACTTTCTTGACACGTCCAAGGACACGACGGGCCTGACCGGCAACGGCCGCATCATCCAGGGCGTGGAGTTCGACGGCATCGGCCGGCGCATCGCCTATTGGCTCTTTCCGCAGCATCCCGGCTCCTCGCTGAGCACGATGGGGGCGTCGGTGCGGGTGCCGGCGGACTCTGTGCTCCACGTCTTTCGACCGACGCGGCCGGGGCAGGTGCGGGCACCGAGCTGGTTCGCGCCGGTCCTGCTGCGGTTCAAGGATTTCGACGAGTTCGAAGACGCGACGCTGATGAAGCAGAAGATCGCGGCGTGCTTGGCGGTCCTCACGACCGATCCGGATGGGTCGGCCTCCCCGCTCGGCACGGCGGATGACACGCAGACGCCCGTGGTGGACAGCCTGGAGCCTGGGATGATCATGAACCTGACGCCCGGACGGGATGTGCACGTGGTGGAGCCGCCCCAGGCGCGAGACTACGAGTCCTATTCCAAGACGGTGCTCCGCGCGATCGCCACCGGCATCGGCGTGACCTATGAGGATCTGACCGGGAGCTACGAAAACCTCCCCTTCTCCGCGGCGCGCATGTCCAGGATTCGCCACTGGGCGCGCGTCGAGGACTGGCGCTGGCGGATCCTGATCCCGCAGTTCTGCGATCCGGTCTGGGCGTGGGCGATGCAGGCGGCCGTGATCATGAATCAAGTCATCGGCATGCCGGGCGCCGAGTGGACCGCGCCCCCGCCGCCGATGGTGGACCCGGTCAACGAAGGCCTGGCCTACCAGCGCAACGTCCGGACGGGCATCCAGAGCCTGTCCGACGCGATTCGTGAGCGCGGGTACGACCCGGACACGCTCTTCGCCGAGATGGCGGCCGACAACAAGAAGCTCGACGACCTTGGACTGGTGGTCGACAGCGATCCTCGCAAGATGACGCAGGCGGGTCAAGCGCAATCGCCGCTGGCCGACGCGCCTGACGCGCGAGACGCTGACGCCACCCGATCCCGTTCCTCGTTTCTGACGGCGGTCGGGGGGCGTCAGTGACCCCACGGCTCGAGGCGGTCTACTTCGATGATGGCCCGTACGATGATTTCGCGAGACTCGCGCGGGTCCTCGAGCATACGGCTGACCAGCACTGCGGGGGCTGGCGGCGGGCCATCACGCGCCTGGATCCGCCGCGGCGCCGGGCGGGCAGCTCGTCCATGGTAGCGAATACCGTGAAGCTGAATCGCTGGTGTGACCTGGTCGCCTCGGCCGAGGACGGCGAGCAGATCCTGCTCCTCGACACGGATACGGCGCTGCTGCGCGCGATCGATGCGATCTGGGAGCGGCCGTTCGACGTGGCCTACGCCACTAAGGTGCACGACTTCCAGTTCAATCTCGGCGTGTTCTTCTTGCGGGTGACCGCGCGCGTCCGGACACTGTTCGAGACCTGGCGCGCGGAGAACGCGCGGCTCTTCCGCACATGGTCGGAGGACCCGACCTGGCGCACGCGGTATGGCGGCGTGAACCAGGCCTCCTTCGGGTCGCTGATCCAGACGGGCGCCCTCGAGGGGGTGGACGTCTGCGAGCTCGCCTGCGCCGAATGGAACTGCGAGGAGAGCGCCTGGCCGGCGTTCGATCCGGCGGTGACGCGAATCCTTCATCTGAAAGGTGCCCTGCGGCGATCCGTGTTTCATCGGCAGACCCCTCCGGCGGACCTGCTGCCGGCGGTCTCGGCTTGGCGCCAGCTCGACCGTGAGTCGCGTCGCGGCGCGAAGGCGGCCGCGGCGTCATGATCACCAGTCACGAACTGCAGAATCACGGCGTGAACCCCGAGTCCCTCACGGAGCGGCAGCAGGAGGCCCTGACGCTGGTCCGGGACTACTATCGGGTCGCAAGTGAGCCGCCGTCCTACGGCTGGCTGGCCCGGCGCCTGGGCGTGAGTCGGCAGACCGCCGCGGAGTATATCCAGACGCTGAGGCGCAAGCGGTGGCTCGACGACGAACGGACCCCCTGACAAAACCGCAGCTTACGGTCCACGGGATTTCCTGGCAGGCTCCAGGACGTGCCTCCGGCTGCCAGCACGACGGTTGAACTCCTGCCGCTCTGTCGGCGCGCGGCCGTTCAGTCCAGCACGATCGATGAAGAGAATCGCACGATCGAGTTGATTTTTACGACCGGCGCGGCGGTGCGCCGGTTCGACTGGTGGACCGGGAAGGCCTACCTCGAAAAATTGTCGCTTGATCCCAAGCATGTCCGCCTCGATCGGCTGAACAACGGCGCCCCACTGCTCAATGCCCATAGCGGGTACTCGATCGAAGACCAGATCGGGGTCGTGGAAGACGGCTCGGCCAAGGTGGTCGGGAAGAAGGCGATCGCCACGGTGCGCTTTTCCGCGCGCGAGGCGGTCGAGCCCATCTGGCGCGACGTGAAGGACAAGATCGTCCGGAACGTCAGCGTCGGCTACCTCATCCACAAGTTCGAAGAGACGGTGGGTACGGACGGCGCGATCCCCACGCGGACCGCGACGGACTGGGAACCGTACGAAATCTCGATGGTCCCGATGCCGGCTGATGCCGGCGCGCAAACCCGGGCCGGCAAAAAGCCCGCCGGGGTCGCGACCTACCCCTGCGAAATAGTGACCCGCGGCGCCGTAGCGCCGGCGGATGTTCCGACTGAGGAGCCGACCATGTCTGAAGTTCGCACCACGCCGTCCGAAACCATCGCGGAGATGAATCCGCTCGACCCGGGCGCGCCGACGCCGCGAGCCACGCCGGCCGTGCCGGTGGAGAAGAACGATCTCGACAAGGGCGGCGACGCCGAGCGTGAGCGGATCACCGGCATCATGGCGGCCTGCACGGCGGCGCGCATGCCCGCGGCGTTTATGCAGAAGATGATCGCCGACAAGATCCCGCTCGTGCGGGCGCAGGCGATGGTGTTCGAGGAGCTGGCCCGGCGGGGCGGCGATCACGGAGCCGGCCCGCAAACCTCCGACGTCCGCGTCGGGGGCGAGGATGTGCTCGTCCATGCCCGCAAGGGGATCGAGAACGCGATCCTGCATCGTGTGGCACCGGCGAAGAACAAACTCGACGACATCGGGCGCCCCTATCGGGGCATGAGCCTGATGGATTGCGCGCGCGCCTTCCTGCAGGCGGCCAACATCCGGACGACCGGGATGTCGCCCATGCAGATCGCCGGCGTCGCGCTCGGTCTGGATGTCCGCGGCGGCTACCACACGACCTCCGACTTCGCGAACCTGCTGGCCGACGTCTTCAGCAAGACCCTGCGGCAGGCCTACGCCGAGTCGCCCCAGTCGTACGCCGACTTCGTGCGCTTCGTGACGGTGCCGGATTTCAAGACGGTCAGCCGTATTCAGCTCGGGGAGGCGCCCGCGCTCGAGGAGGTGCTGGAGCACGGGGAGTTCAAGCGCGGCACCATTGCCGACGGCAAGGAACAGTACGCGCTGGCTACCTACGGCAAGGTGTTCGCCATCACGCGGAAGGCACTCGTCAACGACGACACCGACGCGTTCTCCCGCCTCACGGCGCTGTTCGGCCGGGCCGCCCGCCAAAAGGAATCCGATCTCGTCTGGGCGCAGATCACCAGCAACCCGACGATGGGCGACACCAACGCGCTCTTCAGCGCGGCCCACGGCAACCTGCAGACCGACGGCGATGTGATTTCGATCGCCTCGCTCGGAAGGGCGCGCGCGGCCATGCGGATCCAGAAGGGCCTGGACGGCGTGACGCTGCTCAACATCACCCCGCGGCTCATTCTGGTGCCGACGACCCTGGAGACGGTCGCGGATCAGTACATGGCGCTCATCACGCCGGGCACAGCCGCCGCGGCCAATCCGTTCTCCGGCAAGCTCAAGGTCATCGTCGAGCCGAGGCTCGACGCGGACAGTGTGACCGCGTGGTACGTCGCGGCCTCGCCGGACCAGCTCGACATGATCGAAGTCGCGCACCTGGAGGGCGAAGAGGGGCCACAGGTCGAGAGCCGGGTCGGCTTCGACGTGGACGGGCTGGAAGTGAAGGCGCGGCTCGACGCGGCGGCGAAGGTCATCGACTGGCGCGGCTTCCACAAGGATCCGGGCGAGCTGGTCAGCTAAGCCAGCATCACGGGAAGGGCTGGCAAACCGCCACACCGCGTGGCACAAGCGCGCCGAGCGCGCGAGGGTGAGGGGTAGACATGATCAATTACGTGCAACCGGGTGGCGTCCAGACCTTCATCGCGCCCAGTGGCGGCGTGGTGGCCGGCAACTTCTACGTGTTCGGGCTCTTGGTGGTGTGCGCCACGGTCACAGTCGCGCAGACGCTGCCGTTCGCCGGCAAGATCTGCGGCGTGTTCTCGGTCACGAAGGCCGGCTCGCAGGCTTGGACGCATGGCGCGGCGGTCTATTTGACGGCCGGGTCTGCGACCACCTTCACGACGACGGTCGGCAGCAACACCCTAGCGGGCAAGGCCGCGGGCGTGGTCGGGTCTGGCGCCGGCGAGACGACCGGCCTGGTGCTCCTGAACGGATTGCCGGACGCCTCGATCTAAGGACCGGCGTCCATGAGCGTCGCGGCGCTCCGGGCGCTCGTCCGGGATGTGAACTTCGCGACCCATGGAGTGGCCGCGACCGTCACGCGACCGGCACCGGATGACGCGCCGATCACGACGACGGTGATCTGGCTGGTCCCGGTGGCCGACCAGGCGCCAGGCGGCGCGGAGATGGGCCGCATGGACCACCGGCGGGTGCTCGCGGTGCGACGTGATGAGGTGCCGACGGTGCCACGCGGCACGCGCATCTCGGCGGCTGAGTTGCCGGACGGTACGGTCCTGGACTGGATCGTGGACGGCACGGATCGGGTCGAGCCGGGCCACGTGATTGTGCTGGTGGTGGAGGCGCCGGTCCCGTGAGTCCGACGCCTTCGACTCGGCGGCTGATTCTCGAAGCGTTTCGCGACCGGGTCCTCGTGATTGCCCAGGTCAGCGGGTATCACACCGACGCCGGGCGCCAAGTGTTCGTCGGGGAAATCCCCGGGCTCGGGCCAGACGATCCGCCGGACGCGATTGCGATCGTCGGGCAGCCGGACGAGTGGAAGCTCCAAGGCAAGGCCTACTTCGTCAACTGGCCGATCACGATCATGGCGGTGACGAGGGCGGATCGAGACGCGGCGTATCTGGCGCTGGAGGACATTCTCGCGGACATCACCCGCGCGGTCGAACTCGACGACATCGATTTGGGCGGGTTGGTGATTCAGCAGTTCGTGCGCATGGCCCCCCGGCAGACGCTGGAGCGCGAGGAGGGGTCGCTGGTCGTGGGGGTCGGGATCACCTACCTGTGCACGTTCAAAGAAGGCTGGGGCCTTCCGTAAGGAGTTCGATTTATGGGTGTCGGCTACGCCAACTCTTCCCCGTACGAGATTATCGGGGCGCCGTTCACGGCCTGGATCGCGGCCGCCGGGTCGACGAAGCCCGTCATTGACAATGCCGTCGGGTCGCCCTGGATCCTGATCGGATCCTCAGGCAACCTGAATCAGACCGAGGAAGGGATCACGGTCGAACATCGGCAGACGATTGTCGACTTTCGGGCCGCGGGCGACGCCGGCACCCGGAAGCGTTTCCGCACCGAAGAGCAACTGCTCGTCCGGTTCACCATTGCCGATCTGAAACTCGAACAGTACATGCTCGCGCTCGAACACAACACGGTCACGACGGTGGCGCCGTCGGGTGGGGTCGTCGGCTACAAGTGGGTCGGGCTGAGTCGTAATCTCGTCCTCACGGCGCGCGCGCTCTTGCTCCGGGGGCCGTCACCCTACGGCGATCTAATGGTGATGCAGTATTTCCTGCCACTCGTCCAGCAGTCTGGCAATCCCACCCCAGTCTTCAGGAAGGGCGAGGCCGCCGGGTTGGCCTTCGAGTACAGCGCCCTCGTGGACGTGACCGCCGCGACGGACGCGGAACGGTTCGGGCGACTCGAAGCGCAGCATCTGGCCAGCTAACCGGGTCTCCCGATGGGCGACGCGATGCTCGATCGGGTCGAAGGCTTACGCGCGCAGGTGGCCACCCACAAGCGGGCCATCAATCACCATCGGCGCGGGCTGCACGAGGCCAAAACCCAGCTCGTCATCCTCGAAGAAGAGTGCCGTAAGCGCGGCATCCAGCTTGTGATCGTGCCCTCTGGCGTAGGAGTAATCCATGGCCACTAATCAGAGTCCTCCGAATAACGTCTCCCCGCTGCTGCAAGCCGAACCGATGCTATCGCTCTCACATGAAATGGAGATCCCGAAGATCGTCATTGGCGATCGGAACTACGGGTTGAAGCGGCGCGAAGCCTTGACGCTACGCGAAGACGCGAAGGCGCACGTGATCGCGCGCCGGCTGTTGATCCTGGATTCCACACCGCTCGATGAGGCCGTGGCGACAGACATTGCCGGCCTTCGGGATCAGCTCTGCCGCCTGGTCGTCGTCGGCATGACCGATGAGGAGCACGTGGCGCTCTCCGACTATCACCGCGGAGAGATCGTGCGGAGTTTTTTTCTGCTTCGGTGGGCGCCGCAGGAGATCGAGATCATGGCGACGCTAGCCGGCGCCGACCCGAGTTCGACCTCGGCGAACTCCTCCCACGACTCGACGGGTTCTATCCCGGAGCCCGCGATTGGCTGAACACGCCGATCGTGCTCGTGCGGGCCTACGTCGCCATGCTGCCGAGGCTGAAAGCCGAGGCTTCGCAGCGAGCCGCGACCGAGATCGCCGTCGGCAGTGGCACATTGAAGCCACACGACCGGCTGGCGCTCCTGCGCGAGTGGGCCGACCAGGCGGATCCCGCGGGCCCAGAGGGTGGCCCCCATCGCGTCAAGACGCGGGCGACGCCTGGCAATCTTGCCGAGATGGGGATCGGGTACGAGCAACTCCCACGTCGGAAGCGGCGCCATGAAGCTGACCCTCAACACCCAGTCGGTTGAGCGCGCCATCGCCACGCTCCGCGAGAAGGCGCCCGCGGCGCTCGTGCGGGCGCTCAACCGTGGCGTCGGGGGAGGACGGACGGTACTGGTGCGTGACGTCTCGAAGGATCTGCGCCTGAAGGTCGGGCAGGTGCGCGATCGGACCTCGGTCGCGAATGCCACGGCCGCGTCGATGGTCGCCCGGATCGTCGCCTCGGCGCAGAAGGTCCCCGCGATTGAGTTCGGCGCGCGTGGGCCGGAACCCTCACGCGGGAAGGGCCGGGGCGTCTCGACGAAGTTGCCGGCGGGCCGATTCCCGCATGCGTTCATCGCCACGGTACGGAGTCCTCGTGGCGGCCTGCATCGTGGCGTGTTCGAGCGCAAGGCCACAAAGCGACTGCCGATTCGAGAGATCAAGGGTCCGAGCGTCTGGTTCGTGGCTGGGAAGCACCTCGAGCCGGCGGCTGCGCGGGCGATCGAGCTGGCGGCGAAGACGCTCGAGCACGAGATGAGTCGCATCCTCCCAACGAAGTAACCAGCGATGCCGATCTTCAAACTGGGCCGCGCCGTCCTCGAGTTCGCGGGAGACAAGACCCAACTTGAGGCGGCGCTCAAAGCCGCTGGCATCGACGTCAAATCCTTCAAAAAGGAGACCGAGGGCGCCACCGGGACCGTCGGCAAGTTCGCGAGCAGTCTCAAAGGCGTCGGCGCGCTGATCGGCGTGTCGTTCACCGTCGGCGCCGTCGTCAACTTCACCAAGAAAGTCTTCGACGCGGCCTCGGCGATCAACGACCAGTCGAAATCCCTCGGCTTCGGGGCTGAGAACTTCCAACGGTACGCGTTCGCGGCGAAGCAGTCCGGCGCCGACCAGGAGATTTTCACCAAGAGCGCGAGCGTCCTGAACGACAAGCTGGCTGGCGGCGACAAGTCGACCGTGGCGGCGCTGAAGAAGGCCGGCCTGGAGTATGAGTCCATCCGGGCGATGAAGCCGGACCAGGCCTTCCTCGCGGTCTCCAACGCGGTCGGCAAGATCGAAGATCCCATGCTGCGCGCCAACGTCGCGCAGGACCTGTTCGGTAAGGGCGCCCTGAAACTACTGCCCGGGATGATCGAGGGCTACGAGAAGCTCGGCGCCGGTGCCAAGGTCATGTCGGACGAAACGATCCGGCGGCTCGAGGCCGCGCAGGACGAGTGGGAGGCTTTCGCCAACAGCGTCGTCATTCACACCGGCGAGATTCTCGGCGCGATTGCGGGCCTCGGCGAGGAAGCCTCGAAGTCCAAGGCGTTCCAGTTGGTATTCCTCCCACCGAACGCCTCTGCGGCCCTGCGGGCGCAAATATTGGCGGAGCTGCCGAAAGAGCCGTTCAAGGGCGCACTAGACCGTTTCGGTGTCGGGGCGCTCAACGAGGCCCAAGCGAAGGCCCTGGGGATCCTGAGTAGCGCGCCGGGTTTTGTCGCCAGGATTAAGGCGGCGCGCGAGCAACTATCGAGGTTGACCGCGGAGCAACGAGAGCAACTCGACGCCGCCCAGCAGCTCGAAGGTCAATTTACGGCGCTGGCGAATAGTTACGATCTCAGCGCCGATGCGCAGAAGATCTACACCTCCAACGCGAAGGACACGGAAAAAGCCCTCAAGGATCAGGCCGATGCCGCCAAGAAGTTGCTCGACCTGCAGAACAAGATCTACGGCCGAGACTTGATCGCGCGAGCCAATGAAATGGCGGCCGCGCTCGGCGACACCGGAGACGTGACGCGGTTGTTGCCTGGGATGCAGAAAGACTTCCTCGGCACCGTCGACAGCGCGATTGCCGCGTATCAACGGCTTGGTGAGGTTGCGCCGTCGGCGCTGCTGTCGATTCGAGACGCGCTGGTGCCACTGGTGGCCGTGAATGAGTTGGCGGAGGGCGTCGAAACGAACGTCAACGCGATCCTGTTTCGACTGGGTCAGCTCGGCACGAAGGTCGGCCGGTTGTTGCCTTCGATTACGACGGTGCCGTTCGATCCGTCGGCGCTCCAGGGCACGCGCGTCAACCTTGGGCGGCCGAGCCTGGCGCGCCTGTTGGGCATCGACCTTGAGGCGGCCGGCCACGAGTTCAGTCAACAGCTCGGCCCGACGGTCCTGCAGGCGCTGACCGGCGGCGGCAGCGTGAGCCAATCGATCGGCGGCCTGGCCGGGATGCAGATCGGGAAGTCGCTCAGCACCACCTTCGGCGGCGTCATCAAGAAAGGGCTCGGCGAGAAAATAGGCGGCGCGCTCGGGTCGTTCATTCCTGGGATTGGCGCGCTGATCGGTCCGCTTCTCGGCAAGGGCCTCTCGGCGCTCGGCGGTCTGTTCGGGATCGGGCCGAGTGAAATGGAAAAGGTCCGCCAAGCTCGTGCCGAGTGGCTGAAGGCGGCGGGTGGCCTCGACAAGCTCAACAAGTCGGTCGGCGCGGTGGCCGGCGATCCGAAGGTCCGCGCGGCCTGGAATGATCTGTTCAACGCCAAGAAGCTGAAGGACTACGAAGCCGCGCTCGCCGCCTTCAACACGACGGTGGCCGAGGCGCAGGCGGCGCTACAGCTCCGGCTCGGCGAAGAGCAGGAGGCGCGGGACTTCCTGCAGGCCACGGTCGAGAAATACGGCTTCACGATCGATCAGCTCGGAGACAAGTGGAAACAGCAGGCGCTCACGGATGAGGCCATGCTCCTGGTCCGAGAGTACACGGCGCTGACCCGATCGGGCATCGACCACAACCTGGTGATCGAGAAGATGGGGGAGAACATGAACACGTTCTTCCTCAAAGCGATCAAGACCGGCGTTGAGGTCCCGAAACAGTTGCGGCCGTTGCTGCAACAGATGATCGATCAGGGCACGCTCATCGACGAGAACGGCCAGGCGTTTGACTCCCAGGCGCTCGATGCGGTCCATTGGAGCCAGACCCTGACCGAGCAGCTCCAGCTCGTGATCGACAAGCTGGGCGAACTGGTCGACGTCATCACGGGCAAACTCGGGAAGGCCATCGAGGAGATCCCGACGCTGGAGATCCCAGTCGCGCCGCTGAGCAATCGACAGCGGGCGTTCAATCGCGCCAGGGGGCTTGAGAGCTTTGCCACGGAAGCCTTTGTGCGTCGCCCGACGATGGCGCTCGTCGGGGACGTGCCGGGCGGCGAGTTCGTGCTGAAGCCGTCCACGATCGCGGGCTGGCTCGACCGTGCGGCTGGATCCGCCTCTGAAGGCCTAAATGGTGACCGTCTCGGCCGACAGATCGCGGCGGCCATCGCCCCGGCCCTGCAGCGGGACGGTGAGGACTTCGTACTCGTCGTCGACGGAGAAGTGCTAGGTCGTGTCGTTGGACGCCACCGGGCAACCCAGGAGGAGCTGAGCCGAGGCATCGCGCTCAACACGTTCGGGCTGGGCACGGCCGTCAGACAGGCCAGCTCATGATCAGCACCTGCTACTACTGCCGGCCGTCCGATAACTTGACGCCGAGTGCCACGCTCAGCCTCACGGCGGGCACCGAGGCGGGCGCCTTCCCGCTGACGAATGCGCAAGATCGGATCGCGCGCACCGTCTTCAAGTCCACCGGCACGAGCTGCACGATTCGATCGCATTGGTCGGCTCCGGTCACGATCGAGGGCCTGTCGCTTCATTACCACAAACTGGCTGGAGCCACGGTCACGGTGACGAACCCGGCCGGGTTCAGCCGTGCGCTGACAATCCCGGCGAACACGGCTGACGGCCATTGCCTCGATCCTTGGGACGACTACCGGACGCTCGCCAACGTCACCGATGACGATTGGGACATTGTGATCACGGGCGCCGCGACGGTCGTCGCCATTGGGGAAATCGTCTGGTGGCAGACGGTCCGCGAGGCGATCCTGGACCGCGGCGCTGTCGGCGATGAGAACCAGCCGGCGGTCGTGCATGCCGGCGACTACCACCCACGCATCAACGCCTACCGGATGGGGACGCGTGTGCGCGCGTTCCGGGGCCACATCGTGCCGGCCGACGTCGCGGCCGACATCCTCACGCTGTCGCGTGGCGCTCAGGGTGTGATGCTGCCGTTTGCGCTCGTCCCGGACTCTACGGTGAACGACGCGCTCTTCGGCCATCTGGCGACGACCCGGCACACGTTTCTGGAGTCCTACCCGCGCGGGTCCGGGGCGCGCGAGACGGATCTTGAGTTCGCTGAGGCGCTTCGCGGGCTGGCTTTATGAGCGCCATAGACGCTGATACCCCCTCCTGGTACACGCGGGCGCAATTGCCGCGCGGGTACACCGTCGTCGAGAACGGCGCGATCGAGATCGGGCCCTACGGTCGCGCCGGCGCCTCGGCGATCCGATTCTCCGGGGATCCGGACGACTACATCGAACGGGTGTGTGACGGGCATCGGACCGAGGTGCCGTCTGGGGCGACTGCGATCGGCGAGCGCGATCTCCGAGTGACGTCCTATCCTTCGGCCGGACAGCGAAAGATGATCCTCGCGGTCCTTGAAGGTGGGGACGTGCAGGATGGGCTGTATCTGGAGGACGACGGCACGCTCTCCGCCTGCCGCGGTGAAGGCGGCGCGCTGACGGTGCTCGGGACGTCGACGTTCGTGCTGCCGCTTGCCACGGACTACCGGCTCGGGTTCAAGGTGCTCATCCATGCCAGTGCCGGCACGGTGGATGTGCAAGCGCAAGGCCCAGGCGACAACACACCGCAGAACGTGCTGGCCCTGACCGGCAAAGACACGCTCGAAACAGCGAGTGCGACCTGGGATGGCTATCGACTCGGGTCCGCGTCACCGGCCGTAAGCACCTGTGAAAACTGGGTCTGGAAAGATGGCAGCGGCGGCGTGCACGACGATCTGTCCAGTTCGCCGCAGAACGTGGTCGGGGTGGTCAGGCCGATCGCCGATGGGGCACATAGCGACTGGATCCGGTCAACGGGCCTGCAGCAGTTCGCGGGCATCGATGACATCGCGGCGGATGATGACATTTCCTACAACCAAGGGGACGTCGACGGCGATATCGATGTCGTCCAGATGGCCCAGGCGCCTGATCCGAACCAGCCGATCGCGTTCGTGGTGATGAACTTCGTCGCCCGGAACGGCGGCGGCAGCGAGGAAGTCTCGCATGTCATGCGTCAAGGCGGGTTGGATACCGTTGGCGCCAGTCATGGCCTGGCGGCCAATTATCTGCCGTATGTGGAAGTGCATCAGGTGTCGCCCGATGCGACGCCGTGGTCGACGGCAGTCTGGGCGGCGCTTGACGGCGCGGGCTATCAGCGGACGGACCCCACATGAAGCAGGTCTTCTTCGTCCGCACCGGCACCCATACCATACTCACGAACTACACCAACCTGTTCAGCGAGTACGATTCCGGCGCCGGTTGGGTGTTCACCGAGGCGTCGATGCGCGCCCCGTGGCCGTGCGCCGGGGTGCTGCGCAACCTAGGCATCTGGCGCGACCCGGCGCCCGGGACTGGCGAGTCGGTCACGATCACGCTCCGGGTGAACGGCGCGGCCACGGCGCTCGTCTGCGTCCTATCAGGCACGAACCAATCGGCGGTAACGACGGGGACGGATATCTCGGTTGTGCTTGGCGATCTGATCACGGTCAGTTATGTCACGAGCGCCTCCCCGGCCGCGCTCAATCATCCCGAAATTATCTCGATTGAGTTCGAGGGGAGCGTCGCGCGCGAGTCTGGGTACGCCATCGCGACGACGGGCGCGATCACGGGCACCAAATACGACGGGGTTTTCCGTGGGCCTTCTAACTGGAGTAACTCGGATGGTCTGAATCATCGGGACGTCGTGGCGGTGCCTGGTGCCCTGACGGGTTTCTGGGCGGACTTCGAGACGGCACCAGGCTCCGGCAAGTCGATCACGTTCACGATCCGCAAGAACGGCGTCGATCAAGATGGGTCCGGCGGCACGCCGGACACACGGCTCACCATCTCTGATTCCGCCACCACCGGATCGGCAACATTCGCGTTGACGCTGGCAGTGGGTGATGAAGTCAACGTTAAGGCGGTCGCCACGAACAGCCCCGCGTCGAATGCGATCGGGATTGGGGTGTCGTTTGTCGCCGACACCGACGGGTACTCCCAGTACTGCGGTCATGCCAACGACTCGCCAGACAGCGGCGTGCCCACCTATGCGCCGCCGTGCACACCCGACCAGGCCGGCACGGCCTGGGATACGACCGAGGCCGATGTCGAATGGTTTCATTGCGGCGCGACAGGCTTCCAGCTCATCGGCCTGGTCGTCAAACTCGGGACGGCCCCAGGGTCTGGCGGCGATGCCTACACCTTCGACGGACGCGTCAACGGCGCAACGCCAACTGGAGCCCCCTCAGTCACGATTACTGATGCTGCTGACGAGGGCGCCGACGCTGTCGGGGCTATGGCCGTCGCACCTGGCGACACGCTGGCGCTGCAGGCGTCACCGTCAGTCACGCCGGCCGCGACGAATGCGAACTGGGCCTGGGGCCAGTTCATCTCGACACTGAATGCCGTCCGAGTGACGCAGCTCGTCGCCTTACTGGTCCAGGACCGGCCACCGGACCCGGCCATCGTCTCGCCGCCAACTGGTGGCGGCACGGTCGGCGCAGGGACCAACCCCGCGGCCGGCCTCGACCTCTGCGGCGTGGATACGCCGGTGGTCTTCATGGACCTGACGCCACCCGGGGGCACGTTGAAGCGGTACACGAGTGTCCCCATCAACGTGACGGTGCCGGATGAGCCGTCCGTGAAGTCGTTCGGGAGCATCGTGCGCGCGCTGACGAGCCGGTCCGGCGGCGACCTGCGCGGCTCGCAGGTGACCATCGAGCTGTTCGACACGGACCGACTCCTGCGTGATCTGGAAGGCAATGGCGATGGCCTCACCGATGCGCTGGTCGAGATCTACATCTCCACCGAGACGGCCATCAAGGCGGGCTCCACGCCCCGTCGGGTGTTCAGCGGGAACGTGACCGACAGTGAGCCGCTGGGCGGGTTGGAGTTCCGCCTGACCGCCTCTGACTGGCTGCAGCGCATCCTGGACCTGGACCCGGAGCCGCGCTATCCCTCACGGCTCTTCACGCTGACCGACTTCCCGAACATGGGGAACGACCCAGCCGATCCAGTGAACCCGGGCAACCCGACCATGATCGGCAAGCCCGTGCCGGTGGGGTACGGCCTCCTCTCCGACGAGGCGAAGGGCCTGAGCGCCGTCGGCGTCGTGCCAGGCATCTTCACGGGCACCCGTTACATCCCGTACTTCGCCATGGACTGGGATGAGTACGTGCTCTTCGGGCATGCCCCGGCCGGCGACCCACTGGCCCTCTTCGTGCCGATCTCACCGTTTGGCCCCTCGCTGGCCGTCGCTCGACTCAAGGAAACGCTGGCGACGCTGCCCGTCGCCACGGACTGGCTCTTCCCTGGTCAGGCGGACTGGACGTCCGCATTTGGATCGGCGGTGCCATATCGGGACTTCAACGGCCGTCGGTACTGCGTTATCTACGGCCGCGGTCCGCGGTCGATCCTCGCGCGCACGGGCCAGGTGCCCGTGGTGGTGAATCTTGGCGGCGTCGAGGACGTTGGAGACGGGAGCGGTAATCTGATCGAGTCATTGCCGCTGCAGTTCCTGGATCTCCTGCATAACTTGATTCTCGGCGACTACCAGTCCGGGGCCCGGCTGGCGGCGCCGACCGTGAACGGCTACTCACGGACGAACCAGGCCACGTTCGCCGCGGCGAAGACCCGGAGTGAGGTCCGCACGGCCAGTGGATGGCTCGGGGCCTTCCTACTCGGGTGGGATGGCGAGGGTGTCAGCCTCCGTGAGCTCGCCCGGATGGCGTACGAGCACGGCTTGTATCTGGGTCAGAACAAGGACGGCCAGATCATCGGCTCTGTGATCGACCCGGCGGCCGCGGCCGCGCGGACCATCTCTGATATCACGGACACGCTGGCGCAGTCGTTCCGCGCGCGCCGGCAACGCACCGAGATCCGGAATTACGTGCTCTATCGGTATGGCCGCCTCTACACGCCGCCCTTGCCAGAACCTACGCCGGCGGTGGGCGATGCGTTGCCGGCCAGCCTGCGCCAGCCGCAGCGCGAGTGGGACGTCGACGACCAGGTGCAGACCGATAGCGCCTCGGACACCAAGTACGGCACGAGGAAGATGGGCGCCGACGGCGGCCTCTCGCTCGAACTGACACGCGACTCGGCGACCGCTGAGGACATCGTGGCGCAACACCTTGAGGTACTCGCGCCTGGCCCGGTGGTGGCCGCGGTCAAGGACAGTCTCTGCGGGACGAACGTGGAACTCGGCCAGAACCTCGATCTCGACCACTTTGAAGGTCTTGATGCTGCTGGGTGGGATGATCGGTTACTGCGGTGTGAACGGCACACGTTGATCCTTGGCGGCCTAGAGAAGTTCGCCGTCGAGTTTGAATCACTCGATTTGGAGAATCTGCCCGTGCCGACCTAAAACGATGCACTGACGGAGTAAACTCTACTCACTCGATAGGGATAGCTACCCGAACCCGCGCCGGCCCGGCGCGTGCGATGTGAGACAGGGGCCATCGAGAGGGAGCCGCTCGGACGTGCTGCAACGCACGGACGTAGCGGCTTTTCTCTTTGTGGCAGACGAATGACTGACTGGCTGGTGGTGGTTGGACTGGACCCAGATCGACGTTGAACGGCTCACGGTGATCGGGCTCATGGGTCTGATCATCACGTCCTTGCTCAAAGGCTGGCTCGTGGCCGGCTGGACGTACCGCGAGAAGTGCGCGCACGCGGACAAGGCCGTGACGATGGCGGCTGAGGCCATGAAGCTGTCGGAACGCTTAACGCAGGGGTGGCTGCCCCCCGTGCGGGGGCGGCGGTGAGGCGATTCATGCGTGCCCTGCTCATGCGGTGGACTGAGCGGGTCGATCCGTCCCCGACGTCTGGCCGGGTGTCAGAGCTTGAGGCGCGGCTGGCGGCGGTGCGGAAGTTTGTCGAGGCGCGCGTGCCACCAGCTAATCGAAAGGACCGGGTGAAGGTGCGTGGAGCCTGAGCTGTTGTGGAGTCGACTCATCGTTGCCAGCATCGCGCTCGTGGCGAGTACGTGGATGTTCCTCATCTTGGTCCGCGATTCTCGCGCGATGCGCCTGAGCGGGATCAATGGGGAAGTGCTGCACGCCTATGAAGGTCTGCGGAGCGCGGCGCGGTCGCTGATGTTCATGGCGATGGCCGGGGGTCTGTCGGCGATTCACCCGTCATGGCGACGGGACCGAGCCTTGATCTGGGTGCTGCTGGTTGGGGTGATTTGGATGTCTGCACGGATGTATCTGGACCGGCGCAAGGCGGAACTGCTCGCTGGGCAACGTCTCGCGCGCAGGGGTGATGAATGACGATCACCGCGTTCGACCTCGCTATGAGATTCGTCGGCACGAAAGAGATTGCCGGGGTGTCGTCGAATCCGCTCATCGTGGCGATGCTGAAGCTCGACAACGACTGGGCCGGGTCGGATGACGTGCCGTGGTGCGCAGCGTTCATTTCGTTTACTGCGTGGTTGCTCAGATTGCCGCGGTCGAAGTCGCTGGCGGCGCGCTCGTGGCTCACGGTGGGCACACCGATCCGGTTGCAGGACGCCAAGCCTGGCTTCGACGTGGTGATTCTGAAGCGTGGGGCAGCACCGCAGCCGGGGCCGGATGTGATCGCCGCGCCGGGGCATGTCGGCTGGTTCGCTGGCACAGACGGCAATACGGTCACGCTGCTCGGTGGGAATCAGAACAATACCGTGAGTCTCGCGCGTTTCGTGAGTGCCGACGTGCTCGGCGTGCGGAGGCTGGCGAGCTAATGGACGCCCTGCGAAGGACGAAGTAGCAAAGGAGTGAGCATGGATCCGATCATCGCGCAAACGATCGACCCGATGTACGCCGAGATCATTAAAGTCGTCGGCGGCATCATCGCGTCGGCGCTGGGCATGTTGCTGATTTGGATTGCGACCCAGGTGTCTCGCAAGATCGGCTACTCGCTCAGCGCAGAGGATGAGGCGCAGTTGAAGTACTTCGCGCAGCAGGGGGCCAAGAAAATGGAAGAGGTCTCAGCCGCGTACCTCAAGAAGACCGGGAAGCGGATGACGCCTGAGGAGCAGATGGCCGGAGCGGTGGCGACGGTTAAGGAAAACCTACCGAAGAAGGCGACCGAGTTAGTGGTGTCTGCCGTGACAGCCGCGTTGCCTGAATTGGGCATCGGTGCGGCTGGGCCGCTAGTCGTGAGCGCGGCAACGCCTGTGGTGATCGCGGCGCCGGTACCAGTGGGAAACGCACCGGGGACACCAGGGCAGTGAGCCCGGCGCTGGTGTCACTTGCGCGCCCGATGTCTGCGGATCTGTCGGCGGCGATCTCGGACGCGGTGCGGGCGATTCCGTCAGGCAAGAAAGGCTATGCGAGCGCAGGGGTCACGCTGCAAGGGATGCAATTCGAGGTGGGCGCGAAGCCGAAGTCCTGGTTGAACGTGGGCGGCTACGCGGCGAAGTTATGGGGCGGCGGCTGGCAGGCTGGCGCGAAAGCACAAGTGGTGTGGTGAGCATGATGCCGAACTTCGACCCGACCATCACCCTCGGCAATGTCATCACCATGATCGGCATTGTCGTGGGGTTGTGGATTTCAGCCACGCGACTCTATGGGTCGGTGGACCGGCGTCTCGCCGTGTTCGAGGTCATGTTGAGTAGCCACGCCAAGACGCTCATCGAGCACAACATCCGCATGGAGAAACAGGACGACATGCTGCTCCGGTTGATGGGCGAGATCCAGCGGCTCGTCGGGCGCCTCGAATCGACGACGCAAAGGCGGAATGAAGGGAGTGCAGGGTTATGACGTTTCCACTGTTGTTTTGGGTTGTCGCGCTCGCGTTGTCCGGGTACGCGCTGGTTGAATCACGCGGCAAGGGCCTCGTGACGTGGGCGGCGTTCCTGCTGGCGCTCGGGCTGCTCTGGTCGTCGCTGCCGAGGTGAACTGATGGCCCTGCGCACCCGCTCCGGCGTGTTCTCGCGCGTCCTCTGGACGCCTGAGGGCTGGCTGTGGCTGATCGTGTCGGTCGACCAACGGACGGTTGAGGCGGTGCGGCTGCTGACGGGCGAAGTGCTTTGGGCGCACTCGTGCCCTGGCATCGGGTTTACGCACCTGGACGCAGACTCGGCGCCAGACGGGTCAGTCCTCTGTGCGGCTCAGGCGTTCACGGCCTCGAACACCGACCCGCGCAACGACAAGCTCGTGACGATCAACTCGGCGGGCGTGTCGGAGACGGGCCTCGATTGTTCCGGCCAGGAAGGGGCGAAGGTGCGCTGGAACGGCGCGGCGTTCGTCCTCTATTCCAAACGCGGCGACGGCCAGTACTGGCGGCAGGAAGTGGGCCAGGTGGCGAAAGCTCTACCGGTACTCCGTGGGGTCAATGGCGAATTGCCGGCGACGTTCCTACTGGACGTGGCAGCCGGGCGCGCGCTCGACGGCTCACAGGATGTGCTGCGCTGGGCGGATCGGGATCGGTTCACCACGGTCGCGGGCTTACCGATGATTTCGGCGACCGAGCGCGGCGGCGTCTGGTTCGGACAGGAAGCGAGTCCGGCCGATCGCATGGTCGGCGTTGATGGTGTCACGCCCTTCCTGATTCATGAGGGGCTCGGCTTCTACCCGCGGCTTGAGGTCTCCGCTGACAGCGCCGAGTATGCCGCGACGTGGGCGAACGAGCACGGCACGGTGTCTGCGGCGCTCATGCCGCCGTTTCCGCCCTACGTGCCGCCGGTTGTCGTGGCGCCTCAGCCAGCACCACCGCCCGCGCCGGAGCTGCCGCCCGTCCCGCCCGTGGTTGAACCTCCGGCGCCTGTGCCCGTCCCTGTGCCTGAGCCTGAGCCTGCCCCCACGCCGCCGACGCCGAAGAAACGGCCGTGGTGGCAGAAGGCGATCGAGATCATCTTGGCGATTGTGCAGTCACGGAGGGGGCGTCCATGAAGTGGATCTTGATTGTCGGCCTTGTGTGTCTGGGCGCCTATGAACTCTGGGCCATTGTGCATGAGGCAACTGGCGACACGATTTCTGAATTGGTCTGGGCGGCCGGTGAGCGGTCAGACCTGCTGCCGTTTTCTCTCGGGCTGTTAGCTGGTCACTTTGTGTGGCCGCGGAGGAAGTCGTGATGGCGCGGGCTACTGCATCGCTGCTGTGTCAGGGCGCGCTCGCCGAAACCTTACGTAAAAACAAGTCCCAGAATGCGGGGTGCATGGATCGGTCGCCGGCCTCCCATTGGCGCCAGACGCGATCAATGGTGTGGACGAGTAAGGCGGCGCCAGCTTGCGTGAGCCCAGCGTTCTCCCGCGCCCGCCGAATCTCGTCAGGCGCGGGATTGCGCGACGGATGCGGCGTGCGGCGGGAGCGATTAGGGTGGGTCGGGCTCATCGCGTCGTCAGTCCTCTGTGACGATCTTGGGCGTCGTCCAGTGCAGCGAGCCCAGGCGATCCTCGGCGTTGGGATATTTGTGGTCGGCCTCTGCGAGACACGTCTCTGGCGTCGGCGCCACAATCACGTCCACGACGGGCCACGTGTCGGTGCCTGGAATGACGCGGTGGCTGTCGAGTCGATAAATGGTCATGGGGTCCTCCTAGCGAGCGACGGCGATCAGGCCCACGGCCACGAGCGCCTTGAGCGCGTTCTGCACGCGGCTCAGATCGTCAGCCGTGGTGCAGACGATGGCACGGCGGTTGGTGATGTCGGTTGTCGGCGTCAATCCAATGGCGTCAAGCTGTTGGCACAGCGAGTCGGCGCACGCGCCGCGGATGACCATCTCAAATGCCGGCTTGCCGTGGTCGGTGGTCCTGAGCAGTTGCAACGTGGGGGTCATGGTGTGTCTCCCGCCCCTGATGGCCGAGGCGCGCCGGACGGCATCAGTGCCATCCATGAGACTCAGTATAGGCGCAATGCGCCTAAGATGCAAGAGAAATCGCTAATGAGACTGGACGGCTGCTAATGAGACTGGCAACACGCTATTTCCCGCACCTGCTCGCCACGGCGCTCCTGACGGTCGGCCTGTATCTGGCCTGCGGGCCAACAGTGGAAGCGCGGCAACTGCCGACGCGGCTCCTCACGGCGGCCGACCTCGTCCATCAATACAGTTTCACCCTACCGGCGATGCACGATGTCTCGTCCTCGGGCCAGTACTGCGAATACACCAACGGG